TGACTGCTACTCCACTGCTGAAAAGTATCAGAATCAACTGACGAATGATGAAGGATATGATTATGCTCTGCTGAAGATTCGGGAGGTGATTCAAGAATCCCTTTTCAGCGAGCAAGTTGAAAAGAATCTAGAGGCACTTTGCCAGCGGATGGGTTGCTGAGTGCCACTTGGGGAACTGGCACAAGGTTCCCCCAGAACGGCACTTCCACCCCTTATAATTGATTCATACCAAACGAAACGCAAATGGCAACCGCAACCTACCAGACTTGCCTCACCGATGCAACCTACAACGGTTGGACAAATTATGAAACCTGGAACGTAGTCCTCTGGATTGAGAATGACGAATCCATCCAAGAATACATTCAACAAAATGATGTTTGCTGCTATGAAGAACTGCTGGAATTGTTCTATGAATTCGGCAGCAAAGAAACCCCTGACGGTGTGAAGTGGAACGACTCTAAAGTTAACCGCGCCGAAATCAACGGAGACGTTTTCGACTTCTAAAGTGTGGGTCCTGAGCATGACCTAAAACTGCTCAATCATTTCTAACATTTTTCATTCTACATTATGTCCCGCGATGTCATTCTCTCACTCCTTCGCCAAGGTTCCAATGGTGAGCAAATTCTCCAAATTCTTGATTCAATTGCTAATGGGGTTTCTGACAGTGGCGGTTCTGATTCCGCTGCTGCTCCTACTCTGAGTGAAATTCAATTCTAATAGCTAACCCCTGTGCCGGTCAAACCACTGGCACAGGGTTTCCGCTTGGGGGGTCCGGAGACCCTATACTAAGGGAACCAAAGCAAACGAACCAAATGACCCGCCTTGACGTGATCTGCCCCGCCGCCCCCTGGGAGAACACTACCACCGACGCCGACCGTGCCTGGGACCTCTGCCTGGATTTGTCTGAGGAGTACGGTTACGCTCAGGTCCGCCAGAATGGGGTGATCATCGGAGACTACACTGACGGGCGCTGACCCCCCCGACGTGCTACAATTAACCCAGTTCAACCAACCGCCTCCTATGACCGCCTCCCCCTGGAACGCTGAGAACCTTACCACCCTGACCCTGCCCGATGGCACTTGGGGCACCATCCGAACCGCCGTGCTGTGCTTTGCCGTAGATGAGCGCCTTGCCGGCAACCGTGCCGATGCCGACCATTGGATGGCAGCGTTTGAGGCATTGAAGGAAGCGATGGGGGACTGACCCCCCTGCCCCGTTACGTGCTACAATTAACCCAGTTCAACCAACCGCCTCCGATGCGCCTCTCTCCCGCTACCCGCCTCAAGGACCGCCAAACCGTGTGGGTCTCCTACCGTAACGACGGCAGCAGCTGGAATGAGAACCCCGCTATGGTTTACCCCGTGGGCATTCCCGCTACCGTATGGGCGGCACAGTTCGCTGAGGTTCATTCTGACGAAGTGCGGGGGTGACCCTTCCCCGTTCGTGCCTTACGCCAAACAATTCTCTACACTCTCAAATGAACTTCACCACCGCGACTAAACTGGAACTGGCAATCGCTGAGGCACAGGGTCTGATTAAGGTTACCCGCCTGCCTATTCGCCGCGCCCGCAAATCTGAATTGGTAATGTCACGGGTTGGCGGTGGTTCTTCACGTTGGCATAATTCAACCGGTGCTAATTCTGCACTCAAGGCAGGGCAACTTCGTCCTGATGAGATTGCACTTAAGGCGGCACTTCGCTGATAGTGAGTGTGGGGGGCAGTAGGTTACGCTTACTGCCCTTGTGCCTTCGTTCGTGATTTGGCAGTTAATTGTGGGGGGTTTGTTATGTCGGCGCGGGGCGCGGTTATAAAAACGCATAACTACCCTAACCTACAAAGTGTTACGGAAGCGATGTAAATATAACGCTCATTATAAAAATTTTTTTCGCTATATAAAAAGAAAATAAAGTCGATTTAAAAATACCGCACATGAGAAAAAAATCCGGGGAAAATATTGAGCTCGTACAGGTTGATCCAATTACTGGGGAATATTACATTACGATTCCCGAATGGATGATGAATGAACTTTCCTGGTATGAAGATACTGAGATTGAAATTAATCTTGAGGGAAGAGACATTGTATTATCCGAGCACGAAAATGAATAATAGAGTCTACCACATTTACGTAAAGAATAGATGTTTATATCATAGTCTTCCAGAAGAAAAATTTACCGAAATCTGGAAGATCGTAAATGATTTTGCAGAAATTTTAGAAGTTGTGGATGAGAAAGACATTGAATATGTTGAACTCTCAGAAGAAGAAAAATATCACAATCGCTCGTATTGACAATCACTATATAATACTGTATGATACTGAAGTAATTAATTTCTATTATGGCTAAAGGATTTACTGTTAAAGCAAAAACTCCGCCTAAGCAATCGGAAGAGGAATGGGATTATGATCTTGCCCGTGAAATGATTCGAGGCAAATCAATCGTATTCTGTCTCCCAGGAAGAGGAGTTTCATATACCTATCTTAAGAGTTTTGTTCAGTTGTGTTTTGATCTTGTACAGAACGGTGCAAGTATTCAAATTTCACAAGACTATTCATCGATGGTTAACTTTGCACGTTGTAAGTGTCTTGGTGCAAATGTTCTACGTGGCCCGGACCAAATTCCCTGGGACGGCAAACTTAAGTATGATTGGCAACTTTGGATCGATTCTGATATCGTTTTCAACACTGAGAAGTTCTATCAACTCGTTCTAATTGATCAGGACATTTCTGCAGGTTGGTATGCCACAGAAGATGGTCACACCACTTCAGTTGCACACTGGTTAGAAGAAGATGATTTCCGTAACAATGGTGGTGTAATGAATCACGAAACCGTTGATTCTATCACCAAGCGTCGTAAGCCATTCACCGTTGATTATACCGGTTTTGGATGGCTTCTGATTAAGAACGGTGTCTTTGAGCATCCCGAAATGAAGTATCCTTGGTTTGCTCCTAAGATGCAAGTCTTTGAATCTGGTGAGGTTCAAGATATGTGTGGAGAAGATGTGAGCTTCTGTTTGGATGCAAAGGAAGCAGGATTTGAAATTTGGTGCGATCCACGTATCAGAGTTGGTCACGAGAAAACAAGAATTATTTGATGACTAACAGACCAAGCACGGAAACATACAACGTCCTGTGTAAAGGTAGAAAGATTTATTCCAACCTTTCACAGGAGGAATACTTTGATGTCATTGAGGACCTGGCACAACAATATTATGAGTCAGGTTCTCCAAACCCTTCTGAAATTGAAACTGAGATTATTGGAGATTAATTTATGGCTAAAGCAAAAGGTAGTTTCACTGGTAAAACTTCTTATACTCCAGGGCCCCCTAAAAAAACTCGACAGGGAGATGGAGCAGGAACCAAATATGCCGCTTCGTCTCGCAATGGAGCTAGGAAAAAATACAGAGGACAGGGGAATAAATAAAAAAGTAATATACTAAGAGTGATATTGATCCTTGTGATTTAATATCACTTTTTTTATGTAAACAAAGGGATAGCAACCCCTTTAAAAGTTCTGTTTTACTTTTTACAGAAAACAGATGGCTACTCAACCAAATCCAGATAGAGACACCAATTATATGCTCGATAATTGGGGGACAAACAAACTAATTACAGACTATACAATCACTGACAATAAAGTTCATATGCGTGAAATTATGCACGATGAGAACATTCAAAGACATAATTTAATGGAGCAAAATGAAATTCACAAAAAAATTCGTAATGATTTAGACTATGATGACTGGGAATATGGTACTGAACCAACATATGGTAGTTCTTGGAAGTAGCGAATATAAATAAAAAAAGAAATTTATCCCAAAAATGGCAGTTCAAAGGATATCCAGATCATTTAAAGATATTAGTTTATCCTTTGAACCCCATCCAGTTACAAAGGATCTTCCAATTTTAAAAAATGAGAACGCGATTCGTCGCGCAGTTCGTAATTTGGTTGAAACTAGTAAAACCGAAAGGTTTTTTAATTCTGATTTGGGAACCAATGTATATAATTCTCTTTTTGAATTTGTCGATGTTGCCACGGCATCGGCAATTCAATTTGAAATCGAATCGACTCTTGCAAAATATGAAGAAAGAGTTGAAAATTTGCAAATATTTGTTATTCCTAAACCCAACTCTAATGAATTTGATGTAACTGTATCATTTAATATTGTGGGGCAAGATGTTCCAACTCAAGAATTTTCCTTCCTATTAGAGGCAACAAGATAATCATATGCCTTTTACTAAGTTTACAAATCTGGATTTTGACCAGATTAAAACATCAATTAAGGACTACCTAAGATCTAATTCAAATTTCACAGATTTTGATTTTGAAGGGTCTAATTTTTCTATACTTATCGATACTTTAGCGTATAATACTTATATTACGGCATTTAATTCTAATATGATTGTGAATGAATCCTTTTTGGATTCCGCAACAATTAGGGAAAATGTCGTATCTCTTGCTAGAAACATCGGATATGTTCCTAGGTCTAGATCATCCGCAAAAGCAGTAATAAGTTTGTCTCTTGATTTTGGAAATTCTGTTTTAACACCACTTCCATATCCAACCGTAACACTAGATCCTGGGTTAATTTGTGTTGGATCAGAAAGACGTTCATCATACATATTTTCTATCCCAGAATCAATTACAACAACCGTAGAGTCGGTTAATGGTAGATGGACTGCACAATTTGATGAAATTGAAGTCTATCAAGGAACATTTTTAACAAAACAATTTGTAGTAGATGGATCACTGGATCAAAGATTCATTTTAGATAACTCATTTATTGATACTGCAACGTTAGTTGTAAAGATCAAAGAGCAATTTGATACTGGAGTCGGAAGAGAATATTTAAAAATCGATAATATATTAAACATTACTAAAGATTCTGAGGTATATCTACTCCAAGAAGTTCAAGATGAAAAATATGAACTTTTATTTGGCGATGGAATCTTTGGTAAAAAGTTACAGAACGGATCTGTTATTACCGCAACATATATCATTACTGATGGTAAAGAAGGTAATGGTCCATCATCATTTGAATATAGTGGTAATGTAAAAAATCCAAATGGAGCTAGTATAATCCCAGAATCAGTATCACTTACAACAACATCGTCCGCAAGATATGGTGCTGATATAGAAGCTATTGATTCAATTAAATATTTTGCTCCAAGATTGTATTCTTCACAATACAGAGCGGTTACATCGAGGGATTACGAATCAATAATACAACAAATTTATCCAAATACTGAATCCGTTGCGGTTATTGGGGGAGAAGAATTAGATCCACCCCAGTTTGGTAATGTTATGATTGTAATCAAACCAAAAAATGCAACTTTTATATCAGAGTTTGATAAAAATACTATTCTACAAAAACTAAAACAATACTCTCTGAGTGGAATCAATCAAAAAATTATTGATCCTAAGATTCTTTATGTTGAAATTAATTCATCTATTTACTACAACTCGTCTCAAGTAGAAAATATAAATGATTTAAGAACCAAAGTTATATCAACTTTGAATGAGTACGGCACATCATTGGATATTAATAAATTTGGTGGAAGATTTAAGTATAGTAAATTAAATCAAGTTATCGATAATGTTGATGGTGCAATAACATCAAACATTACTAAAGTGATTATGCGAAGAGATCTTAATGCATTATTAAATCAATTTACTCAATATGAACTATGTTTTGGAAATCAATTCCACATTAATGAAATTGGATATAATATTAAAAGTAGTGGATTCAAAATTCCTGGGGAATCTGAATTTGTTTATTTGACAGATATTCCAAATAAAAATTCAGATGGAGCTCTTGATGGTAGTGGTAAGGGAATTTTGTCTGTAGTAAAGGAGATTAAAGAGACTAATGAATCTAGAGTGATTGTCAATTCTGCAGGAACTGTAGATTATACTACTGGAGAAATATTTTTATCAACAATTAATATAACTGAATCTGCTTTTGGTAATAATATTATTGAGATACAAGCTATTCCAGAATCTAATGATGTTATAGGACTAAAGGATCTTTATCTATATTTTGATGTTTCCAAGAGTAAGATAAATATGGTTAAGGATACTATTACTTCTGGAGAAAAAATTTCCGGAGTTGGGTTTAAGGTTACTTCAAGCTATTCAAACGGAGAACTAAAGAGGGTATAATATGATAGCAACTGGGTTTGAAACTAGAATTAAAGTACAAGAAATTGTAGAGAATCAACTTCCATCATTTGTTGTTTCAGAAAGTCCAAAATCTGTAGATTTTTTAACTCAATATTATATTTCACAAGAGTATCAAGGTGGTCCTACTGATATTGCAGAAAATCTTGACCAATACATAAAACTTGATAACTTAACTCCAGAGGTTCTCTCCGGACTTACTTCTACAACTTCATTAGTTAATTCAACTACAACAACTATTAATGTCGGTTCAACCAAAGGGTATCCCCAACAATATGGATTATTTAAAATTAATGATGAAATAATTACATATACGGGAATAACAACCAATTCATTTACTGGTTGTATACGTGGATTTAGTGGTGTGACTGAGTATGATAAGTATGGAGAACTTGTTTTTACTTCTAGTCAAAGTGCAACCCACCAATCCGCTTCTAGTGTTAAAAACCTAAGTACCTTATTCTTAAAAGAGTTTTATAAAAAAATTAAGTTTTTATTGACTCCTGGATTAGAAAATCTCAATTTTGTTCCCGAACTTAACGTAAATAATTTCATTAAGCAGGCAAAAAACTTTTATCAGGCAAAGGGAACCGAAGAATCTTTTAGAATTCTTTTTAATGTACTATACGATGTTAATCCCAAAGTCATTGACCTAGAAAAATTTATCATAAAACCATCTTCTGCTGAATTTGAAAGAAGGGAAATAATTGTTATAGATGTAATAAGTGGTAATCCTGATAATTTAGTTGGTCAAATTATATTTAAAGAATCAGATTCAAATACTAAGGCATCTGTTTCTGAAGTAGAAATTATCCGAGAGGGGCAAAAACAATACTTTAAATTATCCTTATTTGTTGGATATACTGATGAAACTGATATTAGGGGTAACTTTATAGTAACTCCAGTTAATAGAGTAGTAGAAAACGTTTCAATTGGTGCATCAATAATCACAGTAGATTCTACTATTGGATTTCCAAAAACTGGAACTCTAATGTGTTTGGGTAATACAATTACTTATACTGAAAAAACAATTAATCAATTTTTTGGGTGTGTAGGAATTACTAGTGCAATTAGTCCTAAATCGGAAATTAGGACAAATGATTTGTATTATGGGTATGAAGATGGAGATATTGATAAAAAGGTAGTATTTAGAATTACTGGGGTTCTTTCCGAATATGTTACAATTGAAGATACTTCTCTCGCAACCGAAGGTGAAAAAATTTATGTAAGTAATCTTGGAGAAATAATTCAAAATCCTACTGAAAATAAAAATTTTAAACAAGTTTTTGCAAATTCTTGGGTCTATAATACCTCTGTTAGATATAAAGTTGAAACTATCAATGGATCTCAATTTAAACTTTATAGTAGTACTGATAAATCTAGTTTAAATATTGATGATAAGGTTGACATTTTAAACCGAGGAACTGAAGTTGTTGCGTATTCAAATGCAACTGTTACTGGAATATCTTCAGCAATTTACGTATCCCTTAGTGCTCCTGGATTTACTCCAAGTACCGTTTCTTACGATATCCGAAGAAAATTAAAAAAGGCTAATAGTTTAACTGACCCAGATTTATTTGGTAAAAAGTTTGGAAATAACTCATTATTAGCAGATACTTTAAACGTATATAATGAAAATAATGAATATTTTTACGTTGCATCAAATTCTTTACCATCATACCCATTAACAGTATCATTTGCTTCAACAAGTATTCATTCAGCATCAGTATCATCATCATCTATCCAAGTATTAGATCCAGAAACTAACAAATATACTGTTTTATCTTTTGGGCAAAATGTGCCATTTATAACTGGGGATACAATATACTATTCTCCGGAATATGATAATATTTCTGGAGTTGATACTGGGGTATATCACGTTGAAGTTTTAGCACAAAAAAATAAAATTAAATTATATCAATCTAAGGCATTCATTGCCACGGGTGAATGTGTGCAGTTTGAAGATCCGGATGGTATAAACGGAAAACATACTTTTACTCTTTTTTCTCAGAAGAATAAATTTCTTGGTCCACAAAAATTACTCAAAAAATTTCCAAATACTAGTAATTTAACTCCAACTACTGAAGTTGAAACTTTAGGAAATAGATCAACAGGAATTTTATGTAATGGTGTAGAAATTGTCAATTACAAATCTGATGATAAAGTATATTATGGACCACTTAAAGAAATTAAAGTTTTTAATGGTGGATTTGGATATGATCTTGTAAACCCACCAGTACTATCAATTTCTAACCCATCTGTTGGATCAACTGCATATGCTGAACCAATTTTAAAAGGAAAATTAGAAGAAATTATTGTTGAACCCCAAGAATTTGATATTGGTGAAGTTTTATCTGTAGACATTACTGGAGGAAATGGTAAGGGACTACTATTAGAACCTGTTATAGTAAAGGAGTTCAGGCAAGTATTTTTTGATGCTAGAGAAGTATTTTATGGTGGAGGAATTGATACTATTGACGATACAATTACTTTCCAAACTAATCATAATTTTAGAGATGGTGAAACTATTGTATATAATAACAATTCAAATCTATCCATTGGTATTGGTAAGTACCAAGGATCAAATTTAAATACTTTGGGTATTTTGCAATCAAATGGATTGTATTATGCAAAAGTACTGAACAATAAAACTATTAAAATATACGAAGATTATGAAGATTATATCTCTGGAATTAACACTGTAGGATTTACCACGTCCAATACTAAAGGAACTCATAAATTTGTAACGTACACAGGAAAAAATAAACTTACAAAAATTAATATAATTAATTCTGGGTCAGATTTTGAGTATAAAAATCTTCCCGTCAAGTCAGAGAATATTAGTAAAGAATTTTCATATATTAAATTCAAAAATCATGGATTTAAAAGTGGAGAAATTGTTCAATATTCTTGTTCGGGACAAGCAATTTCTGGATTATCAACATCAAATCAATACTATATTCTATCAATTGACAATGATAGATTTAGGTTATGTGATGCTGGAATTGGCGCTACATCAGTTGAAAACTATAATCGAAAAAATTATAGTAAGTTTCAGTCAACTGGAACTGGGTATCATTCATTTAGATACCCAAAAATTGAATTAAATGTTAGAATTTCTAATCCTGTAGGCGTGATAACAGCGACACCGTATGTTAGAGGTTCTTTAGTTGGGACATATCTTTATGATGGTGGTAGTGGATATGGGTCAAATATTTTAAATTTACATAAAAAACCATCAGTTAAAATTAAAAATGGTAAAAATGCTTTAGTAACTCCAATTATATCAAATGGTTCTATAGTTGGAGCATCTGTACAAAGTAGAGGAACTGAATATTATAGTGTTCCTGATATTATTGTAGAGGGAGATGGTGTAGGGGCGAAATTAAAAGCAGTAATTATTGACAACCGTCTAACTAAGGTAATTATCATTCAGGGTGGCAGTGGATATTCAAGCGCATCTACAAGCATTAAGGTTAAATCAGCAGGATACGGTGTATTTTTAGAATGTGCGGTAAGAGATTTAAAAATTAATAATTACAAAAAATTTGGACAAGAAATTCTAATTAATAGGGAAGAATATACAGAATATGGATATGTTGGATATTCTACAAATATTGGAAAGATTGTATTTGGAGATCAAAGAAATAGCAATCCATCAAATCCATATCATTCTCCGATTATTGGGTGGTCATATGATGGATGTCCAATTTATGGTCCATATGGATATTCTGATCCAGAAAATAATAGTTCTGCCGTTAAAATATTAGAAACTGGATATACACTAGATTCTTCTTTGGTAGTAAATAGGCCCAGTGGATTTGAAAATGGAATGTTTGTTGAGGACTACAAGTTTACTGATTCTGGGGATTTGGATGAAAATAATGGAAGATTTTGTAAAACTCCAGAATTCCCAAATGGAACTTATGCATATTTTGCGGGAATCACTACATCATCATCAGAATTATATGAACCCAAATTCCCATACTTTATTGGTAACAAATATAACTACGTTCCATTAGTAGAAAATATCGATTCTAATATTGACCAATCATTTGATTTTAATAACTCCACATTAATTAGAAATACTCTACCATATAAAGTAAATGATGCTTATTCGGGGAGTGATTTTATTATTGAACCCAATGAAATTTCCAATCAAATCTCGGTGGTTGAATATACATCAAAAGGTTCAGTAGATTCTTTTGATATTATTCAACCAGGACAAGGATATAGAATTAATGATCTACTGGAATTTGATAATACTGGAACCAATGGTGGCGGTTTAAGTGCTTATGTCTCAAAAATTGAAGGCAAATCAATTAATAAAATTGATACAACAGTAGAGTATTTTCCGGATACAATTTTTACTTGGAAAAACGATAGTACAATTATCGTAAAAACAAATAAAATTCATGGATTAATTGATAATGATAATGTAAGAATTACTGGAATAAACTCAGAATCACTAAGTACTCTGATTGGTGGAGAACACAACATATCTGTGGAAGAAACCTCTGTAACTCTTCTTTCCAATGTTCCAATAAATCCAATATTATTGGATAATAATTCAATAGACATATATGTTTCTAGTGTACCAACTACAATATCTGTTGGGGATAGTGTTGGGATCGGCACCGTAACTGAGGTAGTATCAGTTCTTAATGTTTTTAGAGAAAATAATGTTATTCGAGTAAATAGGGGAAGTGTAACCGGAACTGCTCATAGTATTGGTGATCCTGTAGTATTATTACCATCCACGTTTGAAATTAGAAAATCTCTAGACAAATTTGATTCAAGATTTAATGATATTGTATATTTCAATCCAGTAGAATCAATTGGAGTTGGAACTACTCCAGGAATTGCTGGGACTAGAACATTTGGAATTGGTCAATATATTAAAAATATTTCTGTACCAACTCAAAGTATATACTTACCAAATCACCCATTTGAAAACGCACAAAAAGTAATTTTAAGGAAACCCTCTGAAGGAACTCAAATACTAGTAGCAGATTCTCCGAATAGTGGAAGTTTTATTTTACCTAGAAGTGGGAATTCGGAATTTGTATATATTATTAAAAAATCAAAGGATTATATTGGAATTACAACTTCGGTAGGTCTAACTACAAATACTAGTGGTTTATTTTTTATATCTAACGCAGAAAATAATTATGAATATTCTATAGAATCAGATTTTCAACAAGTTAAAGGTGATATTGAGAAAATAACAGCAAAAATTACTTTAGATGAAGAACATACTTTGGTATCTGGTGACGTAATTGATTTGGAAGTAAAATCAAACCAAAGTGTTGGCATTGGTACTTCAACATTTATAAACTTAAAATATAATTCATCTTATGACAGAATTATTGTAAATCCTACTCAATTTTTACCTTCTTCTGTAGATATAGCAGAAGATCTTATTAATGTACCAAACCATAAGTTTAATACTGGTGATAAGGTATTTTATTCATCTACTGGGGCAACAATATCTGGGTTAAGTACTGGTGACTACTATGTTTTTAAATTAAATAATAATAAGATTCAATTAGCAGAAACTTATAGCGATCTGTATAAATCTCCACCACAAATTATTTCTTTTAATTCTGTAGGTGGAACTAACCATACACTTGGGTTTATTAATCCCAAAATTGAAGTTATAAGAAATAATGATTTGGTATTTTCATTATCTGATCCATCATTAATTAATTATAAATTAAAATTATATAATGATAAGTCATTTACTGAAGAATTTGTTTCTGATTCTTCAGGAACAGTATTTAATATTGTAAATGTTGGTACGGTAGGAATTAGTTCAGATGCCTCATTAACACTAAGATATTCAGAATATCTACCAAAATCTTTATCTTATACGTTACAAAAAGATGGAGAAGTTATATTGCCTGATGAAGATGTTGCAAACTACTCACAAATATCTCTTAAAAGTAGTGTATATAATGGAAAATACACCATTTTTGGGATTACTAATACCTCATTTAATGTAACATTAAAAAATTATCCAGAAGTACTTACATATACCAAAGATAATACTGATTTATTAAAATATACTACGAAATCTACTAGTGATGTTGGTGGTGTAAATAAGATTAGAATTAATTTTGCTGGAGCAAACTATAAAAAATTACCATCTTTCGTCAAGATTAATTCGGAAGCGGGCATCAATGCATTTATTTTACCAAAATCCAATACTATAGGTAAAATTGCTAATGTAAAGATATTGTCTCCCGGATTTGAATATTCTTCCGATAATACTCTAAGACCAGAATCCTATATTTCACCAATTTTAAGAATTACTAATTCTGATACCATTGATAGGATAGAGGTTATTGATGGTGGCAAATCTTACGTTTCTGCACCAAAACTAATACTTTTCAATCCAGTTTCTAAAAAAGTTGTAAATAATGCAACTTTTGAAGCCAAAATGGGTAGTGGGTCTATTAAATCTGTAGAAATAGTAGAAAATCCGAAAGGATTAGAACCGATTGATCATAATTTACTTGCAACAAATAATAGTAATGGCATCGTAATAAATGAAGTTTATTCATCACCTGCCGGTATAATTACTTGCTATTTAAGCACCCCGATTTTGGGATTTGATTTGGCACCATTTGGTGTTGGAGATAAAATTTTTGTTGAAGGTATTGAAAAAATAACAAACGGTAGTGGATTCAATTCTGAGGATTATGACTACAATTTCTTTACTATTACTAAGTATGTAAACACAAATCCTGTTCAATTAGAATATTCTGTATCGGGACTAACAACGAATGCTGGTATTGCCAAAACATTCCAAGATGCATATCCAATAGTAATTAATTATAACAATTATCCAAAATTTAAAGTTGTAAGAAAAAATTCTACGTTTTTCAATCAAGAAAAACTTGCAATTTTAGAGGGATCCGATTATGTTTTGAAGGAATTATTTATTTCAGAATCCTCAGAAGACTATATTAAAGTCTATGGGGCGTATAGATTGAAAGTTGGCGACACTATCAGGGGTAAAAATAGTGGGGTTATAGCAACTATTAATCAAATTCAAGAAAGTTATGGTATTTTTAAAATAGGTTACTCACTACATAAAAATTATGGGTGGGGAAATAATATAGGATTTACCAATGAAGATCTGCAGGTTATCCCAAATAATGATTATTATCAAAATCTTTCTTACACTATCAAGAGTCCACTAGAGTATGATGAATTAATTAATCCAGTTAATAGTCTTTTACACACAAGCGGACTTAAGAATTTTGCAGATACTCAGATAGAAAAAAATGCACAAACAAATCAACCATTAACAACATCTATTGAGTCTATTAATACTATTGATGTCACTAATGAAGTTAGAGTTGATACTATATTTGATTTTGATCTAACCAAAGACATATATGCAACAGAAGATAGATCAAAATTTATTAGATTTAATGCAAAAAGATTGACAGACTACATTGAGTGTAGAAGTAATAGGGTTCTTTCAGTTGATGATATAAGCGGAGCGTTTAGAAATAGAGAAAATGTATCTCAAACTAATTCAATAATACTCACGTATATTGAGGCACAGAGATATTCCAATTTATTAGTTATAGTTAAAGATGCTGCCACACAGGGTACTAAAGTTTTTGAAGTAGTTTTATTGAATAACGCAAATGACCTTTATATTTTAGAAAAAACAAATCTATCAAATACTGAGGTGGACTTAGGATATATTAGTGCGGAGTTAGTTAATGGTTTAGTACTCATATACTTTAACCCAACAGATCCATTTAATATTGATTATGATATCAAAATTTTAAGAAATAGATTTAATACTTTGCTTGGTGGATATGGTGATTATGGTATTGGATTCATAGATTTAATTGGTAGTAATTCTGTTATTGGGTCTGGATCAACCGCAATAATAGCGCAAAATTATTCATCAATGTACGTAGTTACTCAAGTTATTGATAATTCAACTTTGAAAATGAACTATTTTGAGACATATTTGAATTATGATGGTACTAACACTTATACTACCGAAGTATGCTTTGATACGGAAACTTCAGAGTTTTCTTCTGGCAATTATATCGGAACATTTAGTTCTGGAATTTCTACTAGTGGATTAGTTTTTCTTAATTTTACCAATAAAATATCAAACCCAGTTACAATTAGATCCCAAGTTGTTGGATTTGGATCAACATCTTTGGGAATAGGGACATTTAGATTTTTATCTCAAGGTCAAGATGCTGGATCAGAAAAAACATCAAAACTTGAGTCAAATTTAAGTGCAATAAGCGGAATTTCGACTATTTTATCCTTCAATTGCTTTGAAATCAATGTATCCAAATCATATATTAGGGTTGGAGTGGGATCAACTAGTGCATTGCACCAGTTGTTAATACTACAAGATACTAGTAATGTATATACAACTCAATATCCATTTTTATCAATAGGAAGTCAAACTGGAATTGGAACGTTTGGTGGTGAAATTGATGGTTCGGATAATGTAATTATTAAATTTTATCCAGATGCTGAATACGACTCAAATGAAATAAAAATAGAAAGTTTTAGTGAATTATTCTATACTGATATAGATTATTTAAATATTCCAGAAACTTTAACATACGGTACAGCAAATCTAGATTATTCTATTTCAGAGTATAATGCACTATCTGGAAATAGACTGGGTAGAGATAATTTTGAAATGCGCTATAATACAATTCCCATTTTCACCAAAACTTTTAATCCACAAAATTCAAGTATTTTAAATCCATCCACAGGAATATTTAATATACAAAATCATTTTTTCAGTGATCTTGAAGAATTAATTTACATCCCACAATCTACATTTAGGGGGATTGATCCATTACCATTGGAAATTTCTCCAATGATGGATTACACAGGAATAGTTACTACTATTTTACCACCAACTGTCTATGTAAAGAGATTGAACAAAGACCAATTCAAACTCACTACGAGAAAAGAATTGAATACTACAGTAGTATTCACCGGGTTGGGCAGTGGAAACGCCCATAGATTGGAAATGGCAAAGAAAGCAGAAAAGACTATTATTACATTAAATGGAGTTATTCAATCACCACTATCAAATACTAATATTAAACATGAATTATCTAATAATGGTGGTGGAATTGATGATGAAAGTCCATTTATCACATTAAGTGGAATAGGATCAATTGCCCCAAAAGATGTTTTACAAATCAATCAAGAATATGTAACTGTAATTAATGTTGGATTGGGAACCACTAATATTGGTCCAATTACAAATATTGGGGATTTTCCAATTGTTGAAGTTAAAAGAGGAACTTTTGGATCAATATCAACAAACCATGCAGATTCTACTGAAGTAGAAGTTTTAACTGGTGGGTATGATATTGTTGGTAATAGAATATATTTTGTTGATGAACCTAAAGGATCTGGAATTGGAGTAACTATTGACATAGACACAAATTTATTAAAACCAGTTTCTTCTTTTGGTGGAAGGGTTTACCTTAGAAGTGATTATACGAACAATAAAGTATACGATGACATTTCAAAACAATTCACTGGAATCGGACAAAGTTTCACTTTAACTGCAAATGGAATTAATACCTCAGGAATTGAGCCAGGAAGTGGAATTTTAGTTATAAATGGTATATTCCAAACACCGACAACAGATAATAATGTTGGCAATAATTATATTTTTGAAGAATCTGCAGGGATTTCTAGTGTAACATTTACTGGAATTTCATCCGACAATGGTTTTATTATAACTACAGAAAAAGATATAAATCAAAATCAACTACCAAGAGGTGGTCTAATTGTTTCTTTAGGTTCAACTCCAGGATTAGGATATGCACCCCTTGTAGGAGCGTCTGTAACAGCAGTTATTGGTGCTGGTGGTAGTGTTGTTTCTGTTGGATTAGGAATCACCGATAATTTAGGTTCTGCATATCGTGGGGTTGTATCTATCGGAGTAACTGACCCAAATCATACAGGAACTGCCGCAAGTATAACCGCAATCGCAGGAATTGGTGGCACACTGTCATTTACTATTCATAATGGTGGTAGTGGATACACTAATACGATAAGAATTCTTACTCCTGAACCTAATTATGAAAACTTACCTGTAATAGGTGCATACAGGGCGGGAATTGGATCAACTACGGATACGGGAATTGGTCTTCTGTTAACATTGGATGTTGAACCAGCAAATAATGGTGCATCATCTCTTCACGAAGTTTCTGCCTTCAAAATTTCTAGATCAGGATATTCATTCCAAATTGGGGATGTTATTAGAGTTGTGGGACTTGTTACGGATAAGAGTTTAAATTCTCCAATTAGTAACTTTGAACTTACTGTACTATCAACATTTACAGATACGTGTGCCGCTTGGCAATTTGGAGAATTAGACTTTATTGATCCCATCAAAGATTTGCAAAATGGTATTAGGGTTAGGTTCCCATTAGTTTATAATGGAGAATTATTGAGTTTTGAGAAAAATCTTAACGACGAAGATTCTCAATTAATTGATCTTAATAGTGTGTTGCTAATATTTGTAAATGGAGTTATTCAAGAACCTATAAAAAATTATAAATTTGAGGGAGGAACTAGTGTAATATTTGTAGATCCACCCAAAAAAGAAGATAATGTTTCGATATTCTTCTATAGAGGTAGTAGAGACATTGATAGTGTTCTTATTAATGTTCTTGAGACAATTAAAGAAGGCGATACTGTTCAGGTATATAAAAATAATTATATTCCAGAAACAATTACACAAGATCAGAGAAAAGTCTCAACAATATTCTCATCGGATATTATAGAAACTGGATTATATATTGACCAAGGAATTGATGAAGTTAATTCAAAACCTCTTGCTTGGTCAAAACAAAAATCCGATTTGAATATTGGGGGCGTTAATATTTACAAATCTAGAGACACCATCGAACCGTTAGTATTCCCTTCCGCAAAGGTTATAAAATCAGTCGGAAAAGATGATATTCAATTATTCGTAGATAATATAAAATTCTTCAATTATGAAGAAGATGAATCTGATATTGTCATTTCTAAGTTTGATGCACTTATTGTCCAAAATACAAATCCAGTTGCGGCTGCGATCACTGCTATTGTTTCTACATCTGGAACTATTCAACAATTGATAATTAATGATGGTGGAAATGGATACACTGGAGTTTCTACAGAAATTTACATATCGTCACCAACAAATATAATGATATCCAACCAATATGGAAATTTGGGGATAGGATCTACTGCAATTGCTATTGCAAGCATTTCCAATGGAAAAATTTCATATCCAATTACTATAGTAAATTCGGGAATTGGTTACACAAATACAAATCCACCAACTGTTATATCACCAATACCAAAAACAAACATAGAAAAAATAAGAAATATTCCAAGATTCCAGGGAACAACTGGAATAATCACTGGAATAACAACAACAACTGGAACAAATGGAAATCCACTTGCACTAAAGTTCTTTACTAGAGCATTTTCATATCAGGGATTAAATGTCACATACCCAATATGTGTCTATGATACTTACGTTGGAAATGGTGTAGTTTCAATTAATACAGCAACTTCCGATGTAATTGGATATGGATCTACTTTCCTGGATAATATCTATTATTTAAATTCTTTAAGTGTTAATGGCGAATATGGTGAATTTATTGTAAATATTCACCCATCAACTCTTACTACCGGACTTTCTACATCCGGTTCTGTAGATAATCCTTGTGGAAGATTTTCTTGGGGAAGAATTTTTGATTTTGATAGATCTGTATTAGGAAATAGATTTGAAGTTAATTTAAAAGGATATTCGGTCGATGTTGGTCTATCGACATTCCCAGATATTCAGAGGAGAGGATTTGGATTAAGAAGCACTGGAGCTCTTAGAAAAGATTTAGGTTAATAAATGGTATAAATAGTGAAAAAACCTATGTAATATGACAGCAATTATAACTGATCAATTTAGATTAGAGAATGCAAATAACTTTATTAAGTCTATTGAAGATCCTTCAAATTCTTATTACATATTTGTAGGTCTATCTAATCCAGAAACAGTAGGTTTTGGTAGAACAAATAATTGGAACACCAATACACCAAATCCCGTCGATAATTTGGAGTATCAACAACATACTCGTGATACAATTTTATTTGGGAAAAGAGTCAATAGTGCAAATGCGCGAAGAGTTATACGAAGAATTGATTGGGTAAGAGGTACAAGATATGAAATGTATAGGCATGACTATTCATTAAATAACCTTTCACCAATAACCCAATCTTCCAGATTATATGATGCAAATTACTATGTGATTAATAGTAACTATAGTGTTTATATTTGTATAGATAATGGATCTTCGGGAATAAACACAGTAGGAAATACATCATTAGATGAGCCACAATTTACTGATGTTGATCCATCTAAAGCTGGTGTAAGTGAAGATGGGTATATATGGAAATATTTATTTACCGTATCGCCATCAGACATTATAAAATTTGATTCTACCGAATATATCTCACTTCCATATAATTGGGAAAATTCCGTAGATTCTCAAGTTGAATCTGTCAGGGAAAACGGAGATTCATCTGTAAATCTCAATCAAATAAAAAAAATATATATTCAAAATGGTGGTAGTGGGTACACGCCAGGAACTCATGAATTAAATATTCTCGGAGACGGAACAGGTGGAAAGGTAGTTGTTGAAGTTGATGACGAAACTACTACTATTATTAGTGCTACTGTTTCATCTGGAGGAAAAGACTATTCATATGCGATAGTAGATCTTGGTCCAATTAATGCAACAACTCTTGGAACTCCCGCAAAATTAATTCCAATAATCCCACCATCAAAGGGGCATGGATATGATCCATATAAAGAACTAGGATCTGATAGAGTCTTATTATATACTAGATTTGATGATTCTACAAGAGATTTTCCTACAGATACAAAATTTTCTCAAATTGGAGTCATAAAAAATCCAATAACAATCGGTTCAACCAGTGTATATACTGGTGGAGAATTCTCATCTCTTTATGGGATTAGATTCAGTTCAGTCTCTGGGGTTACAAATTTAAGCATTGGGGATGAAATAATACAATCCGTTGGATCTGGTCAAGCAAGGGCATATGTTGCTTCATATGATGTTGAGACTAAGGTTTTAAAATATTATAAAGACCGGTCTTTGTATTTAAATTCCAGCACTCAAGATCAAACCGACTATGTCGGAGTTAGTACCAATTCTTTGGTTTTAGATTTCCAATCATCAGCATCTCCAGTTACATCAGCAAGTGGATTTAATGGTACTATTTCCGGATACACAGGTATTACAACAACAATTGGATCTAAACTAATAAATCTTGGTACTCAATTTACAAATGGATTAGCAAATCCGGAGATAAATAAAACAAGTGGAGAGTTACTTTATTTGGACAATCGCCCACTAATATCAAGAAACTCTAGACAAAAAGAAGATATCAAAATTATTCTGGAATTTTAAACAATGCCACAAAAAACCAATCTTAATATAGGACCATATTATGATGATTTTGATAAAGATGATAACTACTACAGAGTTTTATTTAAACCTGGAGTTCCAATTCAAGCTAGAGAATTAACTTCTCTACAATCATCATTACAACATCAAATAGAATCTTTTGGAAGCCATCTTTTTAAAGAAGGTTCAATGGTTATTCCAGGAAATATTAATTATGATTCTGATTATTTTGCAGTAAAAATTACTCCGGAGCATCTCGGCATTGATGTATCCGTATACTTAGAATCTTTAATTGGGAAAAAAATTAGAGGGCAGCAATCAAATATTACAGCAGTAGTTGATAGTTATTTACTACCTTCAGAAAATGATGAAGTAACTGATACAACATTATTTGTTAAGTATTTAAATTCTGGCGATGATAATAATGTATCCCCATTCACTGATGGTGAAAATTTAGTGGCGGAGGAGCAAATAATATATGGAAATACTGGAATTAATGCTCAAGAAACTTTTGCAACCTTAATTGATTCAAATTCTACAGCTATTGGATCAGCTGTTGGCATTGCAAGTGGTGTATATTTTATCAGAGGTTCTTTTGTAGACGTAACCTCTGATAAATTGGTTTTAGAACCTTATTCAAATTTCCCCTCATATAGGGTTGGTCTAACTGTTATAGAAGATATTGTTAGTGCAAAAGAAGATCCTGCATTATATGATAATGCAAAAGGGTTTTCAAACTACGCAGCTCCAGGTTCTGATAGATTAAAGATATCTACATTTTTGTCGAAAAAACCATTAACTGATTATGATGATAAGAGTTTTATTGAACTAATCAGAATTGATAATGGAGAACTAAAAAAATTACAAAATAAAACTGAATATTCTACAATTAGAGATTATTTTGCCAAAAGAACCTATGAAGAATCTGGAGATTATTCAATAGACAAATTTAAGGTAGAATTGGCAAATTCTTTAAATGATGGAATATCTAATAGTGGGGTATATACACAAAATCAAACCACCGCATCAGGAAATATTCCATCAGATAACTTAGCATGTGTTAAAGTTTCTCCAGGAAAAGCTTATGTTCGTGGATATGATGTTGAGTTAATAGGAACTACCATTGTAGATATACAAAAACCCAGATCTACAGAAAATATCTCAGGAACTCTTGTCCCATACAATTTCAATAATTCGTTAAAAATTAATAACGTTAACGGGACACCATTAATCAAGTCAGATAATGAAAATAATATAGTTTTACTTTTTAATAGAAGAAAATCTTCAAATTCAACTAGCCCAGGATCTCAGTATGAGATTGGAAGGGCAAGAGTATATTCTTGTAATTTATCAAATTCTCCATATTCTTCAAATGCAACAGAATGGGATTTACACTTACTTGATATACAGACATACACAAAAATAACTTTAAACGAGGCAATCAGTCCTTCAGATTGTCCCGAAACAACTTACATAAAAGGATTGAGTAGTGGAGCTTCTGGGTATGTTTTACAGCAACCTACATTAGGTAGTAAAATTTTAACATTAATTCAAACATCGGGAACTTTTATTGACGGTGAGCAAATTTCAGTCAATGGTTCAAAAAGTATTATTAGGTCTCTAGATTCAATTAAAGCATATAGTCTTAGTGATATAAAATCAGTTTTTCAAAATTCATCTGCTCTAGGTTTTGTATCAAATTTCACAGCCGACACAGTTTTGGATAAAAGTATTGCATCCAACTTTAGATTGCCAGATACAATTACAATATCAGATACTGGAAATGTGACCACTGCAGGCGGAAATTTTGCGGGTATTAAATCTGATACGATAATTAGATATCAAATTCCTGGTTCAACTTTAGAAACTTATAATATTGTATCTTCAGTATCATCAGATAACTTATCAATGACTGTTGGAATTGTACCAAATGTAGTTGGAGTTTGTACAGGAGGTTTGCCAACACAAACAGTAACCACAACATTTTCTATTGGAAATCCAAAAGTTATTGCCAATAATTCAACACTATATTTTGAATTACCCGATAAGAATGTTTCTTCTACAGATTTAAATAATTCTACCATATCAATTAAGACACAGATAAAAAATTTATCGACTGATGTAGATGGAATTTTATCATCATCGGTATCGAATGCAGGAGTTACCAGTTCATTCTTCCAACCATTTGACACTCAAAGGTATACTATTATATACTCAGATGGTTCTATCGAAGATTTAACCGGAGACCAAGTTGTAATAAGTAATAATTCATCAAATATAACAATTAATGGATTAAAACCCTCACAATCAGCAAATGTAACTTTAAATGTTTCATTAATTAAAATTGATGTTCAAAGTAAAATTAAACAGTATGTTAGAAGTGAAAGGTTAATAGTTGATAAATGCTCCTTGGGAATTTCAACTGATGTAAGTGGATTAACTACATCATCATATTATGGTCTAAGAGTTCAGGACAAAGAGATATCTTTAAATGTTCCAGACGTTTCAAATATCATTGGAGTATTTGAATCTTTAGATACAAACAATCCTGTTCTTGACAGATTAGTTTTTGTAAATGGTTTAAATTTAGATGTAAATTCTGTCATTGGTGAAAAACTAATTGGCAGCAAAAGCGGATCTATTGCACAATTGATTAGATCTATATCTTCAACAACTGTAGAAATTTGCTATTTAAGTGCATCTACCTTTTTACCGGATGAATCAGTTACATTTGAAGAATCTAATATTTCTTCAAATGTTCAACAGGTTATTCCTGGGAAATATTTAAATTTAACAGATAAATTTTTACTAAACAAAGGACAAGAAAATCAATATTATGATTATTCGAGATTAGTAAGGTATAATGATTCTACAATACCATCAAAAAGATTATTGGTCGTATTTAATTATTATGATGTTTTACAAAATGATGGTGGAGACTTATATACCGTCAATTCTTATGCATTTGAGAGATTTGAAAAGGATATTCCATTATTGGGTAATGATAATATTAGGGCATCGGATACGCTTGACTTTAGACCAAGAGTATCAAAATTCACCTCAGAAAACTCCTCACCATTTTCATTTAGTTCAAGAAATTTTGGAGCATCATCTGGTAATGTACCGTCAGTAGTTATATCTCCAAATGAATCTTCTGCTATTGGGTATTCATATTATTTACCAAGAATAGATAAGGTAGTTTTAGATAAGTCCGGAAACATTTCAGTAATTGAGGGATCATCTACAAAAAATCCATCAGAACCAGCAAATGTTGACGAAGCAATGACAATTGCTTTGATCAAGCTACCACCATACCTGTATAATCCACAAGAAGCTTCTATTCAGTTAATTGACAATAGAAGATATACTATGAGAGAAATTGGAAAAATTGAAGATAGAGTTTCTAAACTAGAAGTTCTAACTTCTCTATCGTTATTGGAATTAGATACAAAAACATTACAAATTCAAGATTCTGATGGACTAAGTAGATTTAAATCTGGATTTTTTGCGGACTCTTTTGAAAATACTGATTTCATAGATATTGCAAAAATTGATGCAAATTGTGATGTCAATTCTAATACTAAGGAATTAAATACACCCATAGATTTTTATTCACTAAAACCAGAACTTGCATTAAATCCATCAATAAATGTTGAAACTGCGGATTTTAGTCAAGATTTGGATTTATTGGATGCAAAAGTTGTTAAAAGGGGAGATTTAATTACACTATCTTACTCCGAAGTCAATTGGATAGAGCAACCATTAGCTACACGGGTTGAAAATGTTAATCCTTTCAATATGATCCAATGGGTTGGAAGGATTATTTTATCTCCAGCATCTGATAGTTGGGTAAGAAACATTTATCTCAATAATGGATCTAGAAGTATTCTTGGAGATACTAATAGAGAGTATATTGAAACTATTAGGATAAGTAGCGAACAAGAACCCTTCATGAGGTCTAGAAACGTTTCATTTGTAGCTGGCGGTTTAAAGCCATTTACTCGTTACTTCTCCTTCTTTGATGGATCTTCAGCGATTGATATTATCCCCAAATTACTAGAAGTTCAAATGTCTTCTGGAATATTCCAAGTTGGAGAGACTGTAAATGGATATATTGGTAATAAAAAGGTAATATCATTCAGATTGTGCCAGTCTAATCATAAAACTGGACCATACAACAGTCCCATATCTACAGTATCACTAAATCCATATAATAGATCATTATCTATTCCGGCGTCATACTCTTCAGCATCAACTATTTTAAACGTTGATACAAATTCACTATCGGAAGATGTTCTCGGAAATTTTTATGGATATGTTGAACTTAATACGACTTTAATCGGGCAAACAAGCAATGCACAGGCAAAGGTAGTAGAAATAAGATTAGTTAGTGATAATTTTGGAGATATTGGTGGATCATTCTTTATAAAAGATCCTTTAGCAACTCCAGCACCAACAATAAAATATCAAACAGGAACAAAAAGTTTTAAACTAACATCCAGTTCAACAAATGAAATCTCAACAACTGGAAGTTTATTAATTAGCAGTGGAGAAACTACATACTCCTCACTGGGAGTTATCGATACGTTTAGGCAAACAACAGTGGTTGTTAGAACTCCACCCCCACCTCCACCACCACCACCACCTATCGCTGCACCAGCGCCAGTGCCACCAAGACCAGTAGATCCGCCTGCACCAACAGTTGCGACACCTACTCCAAATCCACCACAACCTCAACCTGCTCCGGCACCGGCAGGGTGTGTTCCTAGGGCAGCTAGACTAGTCATAAGTGCGACAAGACCTACACCAGATGCTAGACGTATAGGATTCTTAGGAAGACAATCATCTCGTTTTAATACATGGATTATACCCGCTATAGTTTGTCCACCACCAAGAAGAAGAGGTAAAGATCCTCTTGCACAATCATTTACTGTGGATGATTCTGGTGGATTCTTAAACTCTGTAGATTTATACTTTGCGAGTAAGGATGAAAGTGAAAGGGTAACTGTTGAACTGAGAACTGTAGAACTTGGAACTCCAACAAATCAATTAGTCCAAGATTTTGCTTCAGTTTCATTAACTCCAAATGAAGTTAATGTTTCAAAAGATGCTTCAGTTGCAACAAAAGTAGTTTTCCCATCACCAGTTTATTTACAACCAAGAACAGAATATGCCTTAGTTATTCTTGCACCATCATCAAATAATTATGAAATGTGGGTAGGTAGAATGGGTGAATCCACAGTTAGAACTCAAAATCTACCAGATGCAGAAAATGTTATTATGACAAGGCAATATTTGGGTGGTAGTTTATTTAAGTCACAAAATGGAACTATTTGGACCGCAAGTCAAAATGAGGATTTAAAATTTAAACTATATAAATGTCAATTTGTTGATACTGGAGTAGTTTATTTTTATAATCCAGATCTAAGATTAGATGATCTTAATGTTTCTCGATTACGTTCTAATCCAATCAAAACTTATCCAAGAAAGTTAAAAGTCGGAATTGTTACACTAACCGATTCAACAACTATTAATGCACTGTCAGTTGGGTCTAAGATTGGACAGACTAATATTTCTGGTCCATATGGGTTTATTGAGAGAATTGGTAGTGAAATAACTTCAGCAAATGTTTTAAATGTGGGGATTGGATACTCAAATGGAATTTATACTGGAGTACCTCTGTATAGTGTAACTGGTTCTGGTGAAGGTGCAGTTGCAACTGTAGAATTTACTAATAATAAGTTATCATCTGTCACCTCAATTGAAGAGAGTGGTAATGGTTATTCTGTTGGTGATGTATTAGGAATTACCACATCGTTTGTTGGTAAGGGTAAAAATGCATCAATTACAGTTACTCAAATTAATGGGTTAGATACACTTTATTTAAATAATGCTCAAGGGGAATTATTTGTTTCTGGTAATAATTTAATAAAATATAGTGATGAAAATACTGTTGTTGGATTAGCAGCTTCTATTAGAGGAACATCTTCCGTAATTAATTCCTTGTATGATGGAAATGTGCTTGAAGTTACTAATTTCAATCATGGTATGCATTCTGATAATAATGTACTTACACTATCTGGTATTTCTCCAGATACATTCCCAACATCATTAACAGAAAATCTATCCTCAGATTCTACTACTATCTCTGTTGCTAGTACTTTACCATTTACAAAATTTGAAGGTCAGGCATCTAGTTCTGGGTACGTATTAATTAACAGTGAAGTAATTTACTATGATAGTGTTTCTGATGGAATTCTTGGAATTGCCACTCGTGGAGTTGGTGATAGTTTAATCAGATCACACGATAAAGATTCTCTAGTCTATCCATATGAACTAAATGGAATCTCATTGACCAGAATAAACACAACTCATTCTTTACCAAATGATTCATATCTAAAATCTTTCAGAGATATTGATACCTATCATATTAAGATTGATAGACTTGAGAGATCATTTGGTAATCAGCAATTAAGTTTCGTTGAGGAAAAGGTTTGTGGTGGAAACCAATGCTTATCTACAAAGAATGTACAATTTAATTCATTAATTCCACAGTTCAATACTATTAATCCCGGTCAATTTACGACAATTGTCAGTCAAGTTAGGACTGTTTCAGCAACTAGTGCCGGAGGAAAAGAAGTATCATTCCTTGATCAAGGTTATGAACCAATTGAAATCAATCAACAAAACAATCTAAAATCAACCAGAATGGTTTGTTCAAAAGTTAATGAAACCGAAAGGTTATCTTCATTACCAAGGAATAAGTCGTTTACCATAGCAATGACATTAATCTCTGCAGATCCAAATACGTCTCCAGTTATTGACACGGCAAATAGTTCTATTGTTTTCAATAGAAATAGATTAAATAATCCAATATCAGATTACGTATTTGATAATAGAGTAAATTTAACTACAGGAGATCCCCATTCTGCGATTTATATTTCCAAAAAAATAGATCTCTCTCAACCAGCAACCTCCCTCAAGGTATTTGTAACTGCATATAGGAATTCTTCTGCGGATTTTAGAATTTTATACAAATTATTTAAACCAGATTCTGATAATATTGAACAAAATTATGAACTGTTCCCAGGTTATGATAATTTGACAGATTCTAATGATGATGGATTTGGAGATACTATTGTAGACTCGTCTCTTAATACTGGTCGACCAGATGCTTTTGTTAGATCAAGTAAAGAAAATGAATTCTTGGAATATCAATTTACTGCAGATAATTTAGATAAATTTACTGCATTCTCTATAAAAATAGTAATGAGTGGAACTAATGAAGCATATGCACCAAGATTTAAAGATCTGAGAGCAATTGCATTAGCATGATGATACCAGTAGAAGGGCATAAAAATTTATTTCGTGATGAAAATACTGGAGCGATCTTAAATTGCGATTCTTTTGCATATCAGAATTATATTAATACTAGAAATGAAAAAAAGAAACAAAAGAATGAAATAGAAAAATTAAAGAATGAAGTAAGTGAAATTAAATCTTTATTACTACAATTAATAAATGAATCCAAATGATATAAAATTAAATAATATAGATAAGCAGTTTGAATATGAAAAATATTCAAGACTTATCGATGACCTATCTGGGGATGAATTAAAAAATATTGCAAAAGCATATTTCAAATTGTATTTGAAGCAGCAGGAGGTTATGTTATCATTGCCAAATATTGATTTATAAATACTTAAAAGAACAATAAAGATTACAAATGGCAGTATATGTCAGCAATTTAGTAGTAGATTCTGGAATAGATTTCAATCAAGTCTTTACTTTGGAAAGCCAAAATGAAAATTCGGCACTGAATCTTAGCAACTATGCAGTACTGTCTCAGTTAAGAAAACATTCTGGCAGCTCAAGTTATACTAATTTTACTACACAAGTAGTCAATTCGTCGTTGGGAAAAATTAGAATTGGATTAGCTTCATCAATAACATCTGCATTAAAACCAGGAAGATATGTCTATGACGTTGTTATTCAAGAAAATGGTACGGGAGTTAAGTCGAAAGTAGTTGAAGGTATGGTTTTGGTTCGTGAAGGAGTGACCAGATAATGGACGGTAATATCAGAGTAAGAGTTAATGAAAATAATGTCAAAGTAAGAGTTGGGCAGCAAAATTCAGTAAAGGTTATCTCTTCATCTTCATCTTCTCAAAGTTTGGGGTCACTTTCTGATGTAGATACCACAAATGTCCAGGATAATTATATCCTGATGTACAATTCATCCCAAAATAAATATGAATTTGTTAATCCAGATGATGTGCTAATTGCTGCTGTTAATGAACCAAATAGTGTAGGGTTACCAACTGCATTTATTGGTGCATTAGATATTGATTTGGATAATAAAATTGATGTTGATGCAGGTAGCTTTTAATATTTTAATAAATAATTACTAAAGTACCAGAAAAAAAAATGGCCTCTCCAGTAATTCAATTTAAAAGAGGTGCCTTTACAAATCTGCCAGGGTTACGAGCAGGCGAACCAGCACTTACAACTGATACATTTGATTTATATGTTGGTATTGATAGTACCACGAATAATAACAAGTTTTTTGGATCTCATCGTTATTGGACTAAAGAAACATCATCCAAAGGAAGTTCTATAAATCTAGTTGAGGGAACTTCTAATGGAACCGCTTATGTTAGCGTAAAATCTCCAGATTCATTAGCAGGTATTGTAACTTATACCCTCCCAGGTTCTCAAGGTATTAATGGAACAGTTCTTACCAATGATGGAAGTGGTAATTTAACTTGGGGTAGTGGATCAACTAACGCAATATTTTCTGGTATTTCAACGTTTAGTGATACAACCGATAATATCTTAGGAAATCCAGATACTGGCGCAGTACAAATTGATGGTGGATTAGGAGTTAATAAGAATGTCACAGTTGGCGCAGGACTTTCTGTTGCTGGTGAATCCTATTTTATTGGAACTGCTACGTTCTATGGTGGTCAGATTAATCTTGGTGATGGTGATGGAGACAATATTAGTGTTGCTGGAGAATTTATATCCAATCTTGTTCCAAATGTAACCAATACTTATGATTTAGGTCTGATTGGAAAGAGATGGAGAGACGGATATTTTAGTAGAAATTTGGATGTTACCGGCAATTTAAATGTTGATGGTAATGTAACTATTGGTGGAACTTCAGTTACATTATTAGGACAAGAGGTTTTTATTAAGAACAAAGATATCATCCTTGGATACACTACAAGTGTAACAAATACAGATGCTTCAACTGATGATACTGCAAATCACGCAGGTGTTGCAATCGCATCAACAGTTGGAAGCCCATTAGTTTCATTCGCTGCATCTGGAATCAATACACTTCCAGACACTTACAAGCAATTGATGTGGTTCAAGCAAGGAACTCTTGGTTTTGGAACTGATGCATTTGCCTTTAACTATGGTGTTGCGATTGGAACCACCACAATGGCGGATGGTGTTCGCCTTGCTGTTGGTTCAGGCATTACGATGTCTGATAATTCCATCTCGGCAACTAATGGTTATTTTACAAATATTTCAGCATCCAGCATTAGTGGTACTCTGAGTGGTACAATTTCAACTGCAACTACTCTTCAGAATGCAAGAGACTTTAGTATCACTGGGGATTTTATAACTGCTCCTGCAGTTTCATTTAATGGAACTGCTAATGTTGGATTAGCAGCAACACTTGCACTAAATTCAGTTGTACTTGGAACTTATACTTCAGGTGACTACGTTGCAAGCATCTCCTCGGGCAATGGATTAACCGGGGGAACAACTGGTGCAGGATCTACCCCAACCCTTGCTGTAGGGGCAGGAGAAGGCATCACAGTTAATGTAGATGATGTTGCTCTGAAGAACGGAACCAACCTTTCCGCTAATACTGTACTGAAGTGGGATAATACAGATAACCAATTAACAAATTCAAGTATTACTGATGATGGATCTACTGTTGCACTGACAGGAAATCTTCAGGTTGGCGGATCAATTACTGGAACAGCAACCACTGCAACTCGTTCGACTCAAGTTGATACTACTGCAACAACGACTTCATCAGATTACTATTTAACTTTTGTTGATGATGCAACTTCACAGACTGGTGAAACAATTCGTGTTGATTCTGGCATTAAATATAACCCAGGAACCGATACATTAACAGTACCGACAATCAAAACTGGTACAATTAATGCTAGTGATGGTAGTTCTGCAATTACAATTAATGACGTCAGTGGAAATGTAAGTGTTGCTAGCAGTTTAACGGTAACTGGAGACCTAACAGTTCTTGGCAGTCAAACAATTGTTAATACCACGGAATTGAAAGTTGAAGACAACTTAATTGATTTAGGACTAGTTAACAGTGGTGGATCACTTGTACCGCCATCGGTCGATGCAAATATTGATATTGGAGTTTTATTCAATTACTATACTACTTCTGCTAAAAAGTCCGGAATATTCTGGGATGATTCTACCGGAAGAATTGGAATTGCTTCAGATTTAACAGTAACTAACGGAGTTGTTGATACAATAAGCACCGTTTGGGCTCCTATCGAAATCGGAGCACTATGGGTTAATGATTGTGCTGGACAATCTCAAGTAATTAATTGTTCATCTGGTATTAGAACTTTAGAAAATATCACTGTTGATGGTGGAGCGTTTTAGTAGTTAGATAAATAACATATAAATACAGGTGGGATTTACCCACCTTTTTTATTATAAAAAATGAACGAAATAGACTATAAAAATCTTTTGGCAATATATCAACAAAGATCTAGTGATCTTTTCGTTCAAAATATTGCATTGGAATCTAGAAATTTAACTTCTAATCAAATTATTGATTCATTAACAAAAAGAATTAATGAATTAAATAGCGAATTAGAAGCATTAAAGTCTTCCAAACCTAAAAAAGCAATTGCAAGTAAATCCGAATCCTGGGAAGAGTAAATGGCAAAACCATCGACACGTCAACAACTGGTAGATTATTGTCTACGTAGATTGGGTGCGCCAGTATTAGAAATAAATGTAGATGATGACCAAATAGATGATTTGGTTGATGATGCACTACAATATTTTCATGAAAGGCATTTTGATGGTGTCGAAAGAATGTATCTAAAATATCAAATAACTCAAAATGATATCGATAGAGGAAGGGGTGCAAAAACTGATGGTGTTGGTGTAGTAACTACAACTGGAGTATCAAATACAAATACATCATTTAATTTTTATGAAGCATCAAATTATATTCAAGTTCCAGATTCTGTGATTGGTATAGAAAAGATTTTTAAATTTGATACTAGTTCAATATCTGGAGGTATGTTCAGTATCAAATACCAGTTATTTTTAAATGACTTATATTATTTCAATTCTATTAATCTTTTACAATACGCTATGACAAAATCATATCTTGAAGATATTGATTTCTTATTGACGACTGATAAGCAGGTTAGATTTAATAAAAGACAGAATAGACTTTATCTTGATATTGATTGGGGAGCGCAAAGCGCAGGTAATTTTATTGTTATTGATTGCTATAGAATTTTAGATCCGAATGATTTTACCAAAGTTTATAATGATAGTTTTATAAAAAAATATTTAACCGCACTTATTAAAAAACAATGGGGGCAAAATCTAATTAAATTTAGAGGAGTTAAGCTCCCTGGTGGAATAGAATTGAATGGAAGAGAAATATATGAAGATGCAGAAAGAGAATTAGACGCTATCAAACAGTCAATGACTCTAGAGTATGAGTTACCACCCTACGATTTTATTGGATAATGGCACTAAATCCATTTTTTTTACAAGGTTCTCCCGGAGAACAGAGATTAATTCAGGAATTAATTAATGAACAACTTAGAATGTATGGAGTTGAGGTAACATATATTCCGAGAAAATTTGTCAAAAAAGAAACAATTATTGAAGAAGTCACCTCATCAAAATTTGATGATAATTTCTTGTTGGAAGCATATATCAATACTTATGAAGGTCATTCCGGAGCTGGGGATATTTTAACAAAATTTGGAATGAGTTTGCGAGATGAAGTAACTTTAGTTATTTCAAGGGAAAGATTTGAAGATTTTATTGCACCATTCTTAAACTCAATGGATGAGGATGAGATTGAGGTTGCAACAAGACCAAGAGAGGGGGATTTAATCTATTTTCCTCTAGGACAAAGACTTTTTGAAGTTAAATTCGTAGAGCACGAGCAACCATTTTACCAATTAGGTAAATTGTACACTTATGAATTAAAGTGTGAGCTATTTGAATATGAAGATGAGGTTTTAGATACTTCTATAGACGAAATTGATAAGACCATTCAAAATATTGGAAATATTATTTCACTTCAACTTTTTTCAACGGGAGCACAAGCAGCAGTATCTCCGTCATTGTCTAGTGGATATGTTAGAAAGGTCTTTTTAACGAATGATGGTTATGGTTATAGAACTCCACCAGTGGTTGCAATATCTTCTGCACCTTCTGGAGGAGTTAATGCTACGGCTGTTGCAATTACAACCTACAGGGGTGGAGTTTATTCAATTAAAGAAATTTTGCTAACAAATGCCGGAGCTGGTTATACAACGACTCCCAGAATTTCATTTATTGGTGGGTCGGGTGTTGGAGCAGCAGCAACTTGCGGAATAGTAACCAATTATTTTGGAATGTCTAAAGTAAATATTATTAATGGTGGCGTTGGATATTCCACGACACCAAATATTTCACCATCTCTTCCAGCACTAAGTCCATCAACCCCATCCATACTGAGACCAGTGGTAAGTGCGGCTGGAACAATATCACAAGTACTAATTGTAGATGCTGGGTTGGGATACATGGGATCTCCAAGTATAACTGTAAGTCTTCCCCCAAGTTATTCTGGAGTTGGTACTTATTGGTATAATGAGAGGGTAACTGGTAGTAGATCAGGAACCACTGCAAAAGTTAAAAATTGGGATAAAGATACAAATATATTAAAAGTTGGGATAAGTAGCGGTCAATTCTATGACGGAGAATTGATTGTTGGATCCATGTCACAGTCATCATATAGTCTTGCATATGTAGTTAAGCAGCCTACATATGATAAATATGAACAAAATCAAGAATTCCAAGATGAGGCGGATCTCATTGTGGACTTCACAGAATCAAATCCATTCGGCGTCTACTAATGCTAGGAAATTACTATTACCATCAAATTATAAGAAAGACCATAGTATCTTTTGGAAATTTATTTAACGATATTCATATCAACCATAAAGATTCTTCATCTAATGTAATTAGTGATTTAAGAGTTCCTCTGGCATATGGACCGTCTCAGAAATTTTTATCTAGGATAAGACAACAACCAGAATTAAATCAACCAGTTCAAATAACATTGCCAAGAATGTCATTTGAAATGAATTCTATTCAATATGATAGTGCTAGAAAGACAGGGGTTACTCAAACATTTAAAACCTTAGATGGTGATCAATTAAAAAAAGTATTTTTACCTGTTCCATATAATATTGGATTTGAATTAAATGTCCTTGCAAAACTTAATGATGACGCTCTGCAAATAGTTGAACAGATTTTACCATTTTTTCAGCCATCATTTAATATCACTATCGATCTAATTGATTCTATAGGAGAGAAGAGAGATATACCAATAGTACTAAATTCTGTAAATTTTCAGGACGATTATGAAGGTGATTTTTCAACAAGAAGGGCACTAATTTATACGTTCCAATTTACAGCAAAAACCCAGTTGTTTGGACCTATTTCTGATACTACTGATGGCCTAATTCGTAAGGTTCAAGTTGATTATCACGCTTCTACGGACATCCAATCGGCAAAAAGGGAAATGAGATACACTGTGGTCCCGGATCCAATAGATGCTAATCCAGATGATGATTTTGGGTTTAATGAGACTTTAGAGATATTTACAGATTCAAAGACATATAGTCCTACTTTACAGCAAGATGTGTAATTAAAATTTATGAGTAACTTTGAAAGCATAGATGAAGCACTTAATATTTCTGGTTCTATTGTTGAGGTGGAGCAGGAAGAATGTGAGATTTTATCAAACGAAAATACTATTTCTAATGATATTAAAAAAGATTATGAATACACAAGAGCTAATTTGTATTCATTAATTGAAAAGGGTCAGGAGGCAATTAATGGAATTATGGAACTTGCTGGCGAAGGTGGAAGTCCTAGAGCATATGAAGTTGCAGGACAGTTAATAAAGAGTGTCGCAGATACAACAGATAAACTTATAGATTTGCAAAAGAAATTGAAAGACGTTGAGGATACCTCAATAAAAACAACAAATAATGTCACAAATAATGCCCTATTTGTTGGGTCCACATCAGAACTATCAAAATTACTTAAGCAAGGTTTTCTAAATAATAAAGAGTAATAAATTTTTTTATCAATGAATGAGCAATTAAAGCCATATAATAGCGTGGAAGAGATTGCCAAAAAGCATCGTCTCGAAGTTTCTTTTATTCAGAAACAACTCGATATGGGTGCCCCAATTGAACATGAGCACACAAAGGATCAAAAATTAGCAGTTAAAATTGCTCTTCAGCATCTAGATGAAATTCCAGATTATTACACTCGCCTCAAAAAAATGGAGGCAGATGCAAAGAAACATCATAATAAATTTAAAGATGTGAATGTAAATTTTAATGATGCGGTCAAAGAACTTGAAGATCAATTGAAAAAATTAAACGATATTTCGTATAATTCAATTGATAAATTGATGCGCCGTATAATGAAAAAACATAATATGACGGCAAAAGAATTACATAATTCTTTCGTCGAAAAGCACAAGAGAACACCAGACGTTTGGATTAAAAAATTAAACGAAGGTACTCTTCATCAATGGTTTAAGGGGTCCAAATCAAAAGGAGGAAAGCCTGGTTGGGTTGAAGTAATCTCCGGAGAACCTTGCGCCCGCGAAGAAGGTGAAGAAGATGAAACACCTAAGTGCGTTTCTTCAGACAAAAGAGCGAGTATGACAACGAAGGAAAGAATATCCGCACAAAGAAGAAAAAGTGCCGCAGACCCAAATCAACCAGAAAAATCTGGTGCGGCAAAACCGACTTACGTTTCTACTGATAAACCAAAAAGAAAAATGAACGAAGAAAAAGATGCTAAAGGCAAGAGTAGTGGTAAAAAAGATGCTTGCTATAACAAAGTAAAATCAAGATATGATGTTTGGCCAAGTGCATATGCTTCTGGAGCACTTGTCAAATGTCGTAAGGTTGGTGCTGCTAATTGGGGAACAAAATCCGAATCAACCGATTGGTTACCTAATTGGGAAGGACCAATTTATGATAATGAAAAAAGATACTGCCCAAAATGCCGAAAAGATGAACTTTCAATTGAGTGCAAATATGGTCCTAAGTTTTGGGCAATGTATTCGACACCATCAGTATTAACCACAAATCAAATGAAATATGATATTGCACAGGTTCATCCTGCAAATGAATCTAAGGAACCAGACCACGAATATTCTATGGCTCGTTCTGAATTATCTACAATTATTTCTGCTGCAAAAAGACTTCGTGGAAAATTAAAAGGTGAAGGTAATATTGAAGCGTGGGTTCAATCAAAAATTACCAAAGCGGCAGATTATATTGATACAGCTGCAGATTATATCGATGGCGGAGAACATAACGTTAAAGAAGCGTGTTGGGCAGGATATAAAAAAGTTGGTATGAAGAAGAAGGGTAAAAAAATTGTTCCCAATTGTGTCCCAGAATCAGTTTCGATTGAAGATGCTAATGGTAATCATTATGCAGAATTTATTGATATCATCAAACCAGAACCACTAAAACCATCCAGAGGTATTGGTAGCAGGATGCTTGGAGAAGGGAAGTCATTTATGAGATTTATGTCAGAAGCGTCTCCTACCTGGCAAAGAAAGGAAGGTAAGAACCCAGAGGGCGGTTTAAATGCTGCAGGAGTTGCATCGTATAGAAAAGAAAATCCTGGTTCAAAATTGCAAACTGCCGTTACAACTGAACCATCAAAATTGAAACCAGGATCTAAAGATGCGAAGCGTAGAAAATCATTCTGTGCTCGTATGGGAGGGATGCCTGGTCCTATGGAAGATGAAAAAGGTCGCCCAACAAGAAAAGCATTATCTCTTAGAAAGTGGAACTGTAACTAAAATGAAATCCTTCAAGCAATTTATTTCAGAAAGTATTAATATTGCCGGCGATTTTAACGGCAATCTGTACATCAATGATTCAGATAATCAACCAGAAGCAGTTGGAGAATCTTTCATTGCCGATGTAGTGTGGCAAGGGAGATTGTATAGATTAGAAGTTGAGGGTAAGATGATGGATAAAAATCAACTTGCCGAACAACTTCAGGGTGAATATCCTGGAGCGATTGTTCATAACATTTATCCACACATAACTAGTTCTTTAAAAATCAAGAACTCACAAAGATACCAACCAGAAAGATTAACTTGGACTGATTAATTATGGCACAATGGAATAAGAATACACAAGACTTTCTCAATCAAGAGAGAAGTCTCTTTGAAGTACCTTTAATTGCAACCAGAGATGGTGAGGTTGTAGATGAACTCAATAGGTTTCCAGTTAGCATAAATTCAGATGCATTTGGAAGAACTAGAGTATCAAATCCATTAACACTTTTTGATAGTTCTCACAGATATAGGGACAATAATCTCTGGAGTAGTTTAGTTGTAGGAACTGGTTCTACAGTTGGATTTGTAACCACACAAGGTTTGATTAGCATAGGTATTGGAACTACTGCTGGTTGTTCTGTAATTAGAGAAACCACAAAAACATTCTCATATCAACCAGGAAAATCTTTGTTGGTATTGAATACATTTGTGATGAATGCACCAAAAACAAATCTTCGTCAAAGAGTTGGATATTTTGGTGCTGATAATGGAATGTATTTTGAAGTTGATGGGAATACTGCATATTTTGTAGAAAGAAGTTTATCAACTGCGTCTGAAACAAAGGTTGCTCAGTCAAGTTGGAATATTGATAAGTTGGATGGAACTGGTGTTTCTGGTATTACCTTAAATCTATCCAAAGCACAAATCTTATGGATGGATATTGAATGGTTAGGACTTGGAACAGTAAGAATGGGTTTTGTAATTGATGGAAAGTTTATTCATTGTCATTCATTTCATCACGCAAATATAATTGAATCGACTTATATTACGACAGCATCACTTCCAGTAAGATATGAGATTACTAATACTGGAATTACTACAAGTTCAAGCACAATGAAACAAGTTTGTTCTTCTGTAGTTTCTGAAGGTGGTTATGAACTTCGCGGAATACAGCAGGCAACAGGAATACCAATCACCACACCAAGAACTTTAACAACTGCAGGAACTTTTTATCCTATCATTAGTTTGCGTCTTAAGGCATCGCCAAATTATTTGGATGCAATTGTAATTCTCACGGCACTTTCAGTAATGCCAATTGCTACAGGTGCTTATAATTGGCAGATTAGAGCATCTGGAACTACTACTGGAGGAACTTGGGTAAGTGCTGGTGATGATAGTGCTGTGGAGTATAACATTACTGGAACTTCTTATGCTGGTGGAAGAATACTTGGAAGTGGATTTTTTAGTGCTTCAAATCAAGGAACAACTCAAATTGATATTCTCAAAGAAGCACTCTTTAAGTTTCAGTTGGAAAGAAATGGACTAACATTAACACCCTTTGAACTCACTCTTGTTGTTGCCACAAATAATAATGGCAATACCGCAGTTGCTTCTATGGACTGGGAAGAAATTAGTAGGTAATTTTTATGTCTGATAGCATATATCTTGGTAATCCCAATTTAAAAAAGGCAAATACACCAATCCAATTTACTGAAGATCAAATTCTTGAGTTTCTTAAATGTAAGGATGATCCAGTCTACTTTGCCAGAAATTATATAAAGATTGTTACTCTTGATCACGGATTGCAACCATTTAGGATGTATCCGTTTCAAGAGAAGTTGATTAAAAATTTCCACGACTATAGATTTAATATCTGTAAAATGCCGCGTCAAACAGGTAAATCAACTACCTGTGTATCATATCTTTTACATTATGCAGTATTCAATGATAATGTAAATATAGCAATTCTTGCTAACAAGGCATCAACCGCAAGAGATTTACTACAAAGATTACAACTAGCATATGAGAATTTACCCAGATGGATGCAACAAGGAATTCTATCTTGGAATAAAGGTTCATTAGAATTAGAGAATGGTTCTAAGATTATTGCAGCATCAACATCAGCATCAGCAGTTCGTGGTGGATCTTATAACATTATATTCTTGGACGAATTTGCATTCATCCCAAATCATATTGCCGATGACTTTTTTGCTTCGGTATATCCAACGATTTCATCAGGTCAAAGCACAAAGGTAATTATTGTTTCTACCCCAAGGGGTATGAACCACTTCTACCGAATGTGGCACGATTCTGAGCGTGGTAAAAACGAATATGTGCCTACAGATGTCCACTGGTCAGAAGTGCCTGGTAGAGATGAGGAGTGGAAGGCTCAGACGATTGCCAACACCAATGAACAACAATTCAAAGTAGAATTTGAATGCGAATTTCTTGGATCTGTCAATACTCTTATTAATGCATCAAAATTGAGAAATCTGGTATATGAAGATCCAATAAAAAGAAATGCAGGTCTTGATGTTTATGAACATCCGAAGGAAGAGCATAATTATCTGGTAACAGTCGACGTTGCTCGCGGGTTAGGTAATGATTATTCTGCTTTTGTCGTTTTTGATATCACAGAATTCCCATATAAAATTGTCGCAAAATATAGAAATAATGAAATTAAACCGATGCTTTTTCCAAGCATAATTTATGAAGTTGGAAGAGGATATAATGATGCGTGGATGCTAATTGAAGTTAATGATATTGGAGATCAAGTTGCAAGTATTCTTCATTTTGATTTGGAATATGATAATATTTTGATGTGCGCTATGAGAGGACGTGCGGGTCAAATTGTTGGTTCTGGATTTAGTGGTAAAAAATCTCAATTAGGCGTTCGAATGACTGCCGCAGTAAAAAAACTAGGATGCTCCAACTTAAAAACACTACTAGAAGATGATAAGTTATTATTATGTGATTATGATATCATCAGTGAATTAACAACTTTTGCACAAAAACACAATTCCTTTGAAGCTGAGGAAGGATGTAATGATGACTTGGCAATGTGTTTGGTTATCTTTTCCTGGATTGTAGCTCAGGATTATTTTAAGGAGATGACTGATAATGATGTTAGGAAAAGAATATATGAAGAACAAAAAAATCAAATAGATCAAGATATGTCACCATTTGGATTTATTTCTGATGGCGTAAGCGATATAACAAGCTTTATAGACCAAGACGGTGATAGGTGGTATGTTGATGAATATGGTGATAAAAGTTATATGTGGGATTATCTCTAGAGTTTAACTACACAAAGTAAAGTAATTTATAAATACTTTTAGAAGAATTCTGGATTTAACGAGGAGAATAAGATGCCACTAAATTTAGCATCTCCTGGAATTGTAGTAAGAGAGGTTGATTTAACAGTCGGTAGGATTGAATCAACCACCAACAAATTTGCCGGGATAGTTGCACCCTTTGAAAAGGGACCAATTAATGTACCAACATTAATTGAAAATGAAAAGGATTTAGTTCAAGTTTTCGGTGTTCCACATACAAATGACAAGCACTATGAAAGTTGGTTCGTAGCATCATCGTTCTTATCATATGGTGGTTCTCTTAGAGTTATTAGATCTGGTGATGTTAATTTAAAAAATGCAACCGTAGGTACAACTACTAGCATTGTAATTAATAGTGTAGAAGACTACGGTGATAAGGGTTATGTAGAAAACACTATTCCTGGGGTAACTTTTTGCGCTAAAAACCCAGGATCCTGGGCAAATAATTTAGTAGTTGCCATTATTGATTCAAAAGCGGATCAAATTTTAACCGGAATAGCAAATACACTATTCCAAGTTGGATATGGTATTACACAATCAGTTGCAGGAAAAACTTCTGCTGGTATTGGAACAACCTCAATAGTTGACGGATATCTAGAGGGAATCGTCACCGGAGTTAGTACCTCAAGAATTGAAGTAAAAGTCTTACATCACGTTACAGCTTCTGGAACTGTTAATAATGTTGCATATCAAGAGAATGGTTTATTCTCATTTGATGGCGCAGGACTTGTTTCAATCCACACCAGTGGGCAGTCGGCAGCATTTGGAACCACAGTTTATACTGGTAGCGAAGACTGGTTTGAACAGCAAAGCATTACATTACCACAATCAAAGATTACTTTAGATTGGGATAACATCGCAGATAGACCATCAACTACTAATTTTGGTCTAGATAGAGGATCTAGATTTGATGAAATTCACGTAGTTGTTATCGATGACAACGGATCGATAAGTGGCAATGCCGGAACAATTCTAGAAAAGCATCTTGGACTATCAAAGGCATCTAATGCTGAATTTTCTTTCGGAAGTCCTTCCTATTGGAGAAGATATCTTGCATCCAACTCCCAGTATATTTTTGGTGGTTCGGCACCAGCAGGAATTGTAACTACTGGATATTCAAATCCATCAACATTTACCCTAGATGGTGATGGTGGATGGGATCAAAATGCAGAAAACACTACTTTCCAAGCGGCAGGATCAAGAAATCTAGTATTACAGTCTGGGGCAAATTATAATGGTGGAGAAATTATTACTGATAGTGGAGCTTTAACCTCAAACATTGGGGATTTATCTGAAGGTTATTCTATATTTGAAAGTGCCGAAGATGTTAAGGTAGATTTTCTGCTAATGGGTTCGGTTTCATATCCAAAGGAGCAGGCACAATCTTTAGCTAAGAAATTAATTGCAGTGGCATCTTCTAGAAAGAATAGCATTGCATTTGTTTCTCCTTATAGAGGTTCAATGATTGTTGACTCTGGAACTGGTTCTAGTGTCATTAGTTCTCCAGCACAAATTACAGAGAATCTTATTGGATTCTATTCAGCATTGGAGTCTTCTTCATATGCAGTATTTGATTCTGGATATAAGTATATGTACGATAGATTTTCAGATACATTTAGATATGTTCCGCTTAATGGTGACATTGCCGGAACTTGTGTGAGAACTGACATCAATTCATTCCCCTGGTATTCTCCTGCAGGGACATCTAGAGGTGTAATATTAAATGCGGTTAAACTTGCATACAATCCAACAAAATCACAAAGAGATAGACTTTATTCGAATAGAATTAATCCAATTATCTTCTCACCAGGATCTGGGTTTGTACTATTTGGTGATAAAACTGCATTAGAAAAAGCATCAGCATTTGATAGAATTAATGTTCGTAGACTCTTCATCTACCTGGAAGAAGCAATTTCTAATGCAGCTAAAGATCAACTATTTGAATTTAACGATGAAGTTACTAGAACAAACTTTGTAAATATCGTTGAACCATTCCTCCGCGATATTCAATCTAAGAGAGGAATTTTTGATTTTGTTGTTATTTGTGATGAAACTAATAACACAGCATCTGTTATTGATAATAATGAATTTATTGCTGATATCTATATTAAACCAACCAGATCGATTAACTTTATTGGTCTTACATTTGTCGCCACTAGAACTGGCGTTTCGTTTGACGAAGTTATCGGAACCGTTTAATTAACCTAGAGGTTTAAAACTATGGCAACCAGAAATCAATTAAATCCACCCCCATTAAGAAAGATCCAGGATTTTAAAACTAAGTTAACTGGAGGCGGTGCTAGACCTAACCTCTTTGAAGTTGTTCTTTCTTTCCCAACTGAAGTTCCAGTTGATGCTGCAGTTCTAGATAAGTCAAGATTTCTAATCAAGACGGCTGCTCTCCCAGGTTCAAATATTGCACCAATTGACGTTCCCTTTAGAGGAAGAACTATTAAAGTTGCTGGAGACAGAACTTTTGATAGTTGGACAATTACAGTAATCAATGATACTGATTTTGTAATTCGTTCGGCATTCGAAACCTGGATGAATAAAATTAATCGTCTATCTGATAACACTGGTTTAACTAACCCAGTATCTTATCAAGCAGATGCTTTTGTTTACCAATTAGATCGTGATGGATCTACACTAAGGGCATATCATTTTTATGACTTATTCCCAACCAATGTTTCTCCTATCGATCTTTCCTATGAAAGCAGCGATACTATCCAGGAATTTACCGTAGAAATGCAGGTTCAGTGGTGGGAAGCTGTTAAGGGAACCGGCGCAAATGCTGGTGGCGACAATATCAACTAAATAATACTATATCAAGATTTAAATTTATAATATGGCAAAACTTTTTGGATTTTCAATTGATGATAATAGTGAAGAAAAAAGAAAGTTAGTATCCCCCGTCCCTCCAAATAACGAGGACGGGGTTGATAATTTTATTGCCAGTGGATTTTATGGTCAATATTTAGATATTGAAGGCGTATATAGAACTGAGTTTGATCTCATTCGTCGTTACAGAGAAATGTCACTACACCCAGAATGCGAGGGTGCCATTGAAGACGTTGTGAATGAAGCTATTGTAAGTGATTTATACGATTCCCCTGTTGAAATTGAACTCAGTAATTTAAATGCAAGTGATAAATTAAAAGAAAAAATTAGAGAAGAATTTAAATCAATCAAAGAAATGATGGACTTCGATAAGAAGTGCCACGAAATTTTCAGAAATTGGTATGTTGATGGTAGACTTTATTATCTAAAAGTTATAGATGTTAAAAATCCTCATGATGGGATCCAAGATATAAGATATATCGATCCCATGAAAATGAGATTTGTTAGGCAAGAGAAGAAGGTAGATCGAAGAGATTTATTGAGATCACAAAATCCAAAATTAAGTGAATCTCAAAAAATGTTCTATCCAGAGATAGAAGAATATTTTATGTACACACCCCAACCAACTACTGCAGTTGGGACGTTTAGTGGAGTTGGTCCAGGGTCAGGTAATCAAAAAGCGATTAAAATTGCCAAAGATTCTGTAGCATATTGCACATCTGGTCTAGTTGATCGTAACAAGGGTACAGTTCTATCGTATCTACACAAGGCAATTAAATCACTCAATCAACTTAGAATGATTGAGGATTCTCTTGTAATTTACAGATTGTCTAGAGCACCAGAACGTAGAATTTTTTATATTGATGTTGGGAATCTTCCAAAAGTAAAGGCAGAACAATACCTCAAAGAGGTTATGTCTCGTTACAGAAATAAACTTGCATACGATGCCAATACTGGTGAAGTTCGTGATGATCGTAAGTTTATGTCAATGATGGAAGATTTCTGGTTACCTCGTAGAGAAGGTGGCAGAGGAACCGAAATCACGACTCTTCCTGGTGGTCAAAATCTGGGAGAACTTTCTGATATTGAATATTTCCAAAAGAAATTATATAGATCTTTAGGAGTACCAGAATCAAGAATTGCCAGTGATGGTGGATTTAATTTGGGCAGATCATCAGAAATTTTAAGAGATGAATTAAAATTTGCCAAATTTGTAGGTAGACTGAGAAAGAGATTCAGTAATTTATTTACGGATTTATTAAAAACACAATTAATTCTTAAAAATATTATTGCAGCAGAGGATTGGGAAAAAATTAGTGACCATATCCAATACGATTTTCTTTATGATAATCAATTTGCAGAACTTAAAGAATCTGAATTAATGACTGAGAGACTAACTTTACTATCAACTATTGAACCATATATTGGAAAGTATTTTTCTCAAGATTATGTCAGAAGAAAAGTTCTTCGCCAAACTGATTCAGAAATTGTTGAAATTGATAAGAGAATTGAAAAAGAAATTAAAGATGGTATAATTCCAGATCCAAGTTCTGTTGATCCAATAACCGGAGAACCTCTACCACCCGAAGGTGGTCAAGGTGAAGAAATGATGGGTATGGGAGAAATTCCACAGGAACCAGATTTGCAGCAAGATGCTCAGGCAACACAGGTTAAAGCAGAGAAAGACTTTAAGAAGGCAGAGATATAAATAAAATATAAACATATAAAATTTTATGGAAGAAATTATCGATTTGATTGCCACCGATGCTGCTGCGGCAGATATTTCGGATGCCATTAAAAATACACTATATTCTAAAGCTGCAGAAAAAGTTGATTCTGCCAGACCACATGTTGCATCTTCTCTTTTTGGTGACGGTGAAGTTGGTTCAGAATCCTCGGAGGTGGGGGAAGAATAATGTCAGTTACAAAGATTATAGAAACGCAAGTAGATACCGGTACTAATGCCGGAGCTGCTACTAGCATTAACTCCGCAACTTGTGTTCGTTTATACAATAATCAATCTGGTGTGGTTACTGTTGGAGTAAGTACCCTAGTTGGTGCAGCATCAACAAATTATTTTGCAATGCCAGCAGCATCTGTTGAATTTGTACAAAAACTTGGATCCGATGTTATTTGGACATCAGCAGCAATTAAAGCAAATAAAGTAGCATTCACAAACTAAAATGAAACTCATCACAGAAGAAGTATCACAAGTTAAGTTTATCACCGAAGGTAAGGGTTCCGAAAAGAAAATGTATATTGAGGGAGTTTTCCTTCAAGGTGATATTTGCAACCGTAATGGTAGAATGTATCCTATGGAAACTCTTACCCGCGAGGTAAAGAGATATAACGAAGCTTTCGTTGCAAAGGGTCGTGCTCTTGGAGAACTTGGTCACCCAGATGGTCCTACCGTCAATCTTGACCGTGTTTCTCATAAAATTGTTTCATTAGAACAAAATGGAACAAACTTTAGAGGTAAAGCACAACTTCTTGAAACCCCAATGGGTAAGATTGCAAAATCTCTTATCGGTGAAGGTGTTTGCCTTGGCGTTTCTTCCCGTGGTGTTGGATCACTTAAGATGACCAATGAGGGTCATAAAGTTGTTGGTGAAGACTTTATGTTGGCAACTGCTGCTGACATTGTTGCTGATCCTTCTGCACCTGATGCTTTTGTTCAGGGAATTATGGAAGGTAAGGAGTGGGTTTGGGAAGGAGGAATTCTTCGTGAAAGACTCGCAGAGCAAACAAAACGCAGAATTAATACTCTTGTAGATGAAAGTACTTTACAAGAACATAAGATTCAATTATTTCAAGATTTCTTAGCAAATCTTTAATTTATAAATAAATATAGATTATAACACAGATCTAAAACAAATGTCCGTTGGTAGCAATTTACAAGAAATGGAAAACGTAGTAACCAAAGGAGCCGCCGCTGCAGAACCAATGCCAAAATTAACCACGGGTATTCCTGCTGGTCAAACTGGTAATTGGGAAGATTTAGGTGGTCCAACTCCCGAAAATTATACAAATGATCCCGAGGGTCCTGCAAAACTTAAGGAACCTGGAGCAACTCTTTCTCAAGTTAAAGATGTTGTTACCAAGGGCGCAAAACCAGCCGAACCTATGAAGTCTATGGCTTCACCTGTAAAGGAAGAGGAAGAACTGGATGACGAAGATCTCCTTTCCGAAGGAGAGTATGGTAAAGAGGAAAAGGATGGCGAAGAGCCTGTCGAAGTTCCTCATAAAGAAGGTAAAAAGGAAAAGGGTGAAAAGAAGGAAGGTAAAGGTCATGAAAAAGATGAAGATGAAGAAGGCGAAATGAAGAAAGAAGAGTATGACATCGAAGAAGATGTCAATGCTCTTCTAGAAGGTGAAGAACTCTCAGAAGAGTTCCAAGAAAAAGCCCGTGTAATTTTTGAAACAGCAATTAATGCAAAGGTTGCAGAGATCAAAGAATCTCTCCAATCTTCATACGAGCAAGCACTTGTAGAAGAAATCGAAGCAATTAAAGAATCTCTAGTTGATAGAGTTGATGCATACCTTGAGTATGTTGCTGATGAATGGATTTCAGAAAATGCAATTGCTATCGAGCACGGTCTTAAGACTGAAATGACCGAATCATTCCTCCAAGGAATGAAGAGTCTTTTTGAAGATCATTATGTAACAATCCCTGAAGATAGATATGATGTAATTGAGAGTATGGTAGATAAACTTGATGAAATGGAAGGAAAACTCAACGAGCAAATCGAAAAGAATGTTGCTCTTAATAGAAGATTAGCAGAGTCAGTTTCTGATGTAATTTTTGCAACCGTCGCTGAGGGTCTTGCACTTTCTCAGAAGGACAAACTCGCTTCTCTTGCTGAAAATGTTGAGTTTGATAGTGAAGACAACTATCGTGAGAAACTAGTAACTTTAAGGGAATCTTATTTCCCAACTAAAGCACCTAGTGCTCAAAGAGATGTTACTGAGAATTTATCAGAAGAGGCAAACTACTCCGAGGCTCCACAAGTGAGTGGAAGAATGGAGAGCTATCTTTCATTGCTCAGTAAATTTTCTAATAAGTGATTTTTAGAGTATAAAGAATCAAACTAACTTTTTAACGAGGTAAAACAAATGCAAATGTTCAATGCAGAACAATTGCAGGAGAAGTGGGCACCAATCCTTGACTATCAAGGTCTCGATCCAATCAGAGATTCACATCGTAGATCGGTAACCGCTATCCTGCTAGAGAACCAAGAGAGAGAACTACGTGAAGAGCGTGAGTTCCTCTATGAAACTCCAAATATGAATACCCAAACTGGTGCCGGTGGTTACGGTGCTGGTTTCTCAGGTGGCGCTAATGGCGCTGGTCCTGTTGCCGGTTTTGATCCCGTTCTAATCTCATTGATTAGACGTTCAATGCCTAACCTAGTTGCTTATGATCTCGCTGGCGTTCAGCCAATGAATGGTCCTACTGGACTGATCTTCGCAATGCGTTCACGTTACGGTTCACAGTCAGGAACTGAAGCGTTCTTCAATGAAGTTGATTCTTCATGGTCCGGTCAAGACAGTGGATTTGATAACGAATCCGGTCTTTATGTTGATGGTTCTGATGGTGCTTCAGTTGGTCTTGGAACCACTGCACGTCAGGCAGGTACAAATCCAGGTCTCCTAAGCCCAGATTCAAACACCACCCAGGCAGCATATACTACTGGGCAAGGTATGAGAACTGATGACTCGGAAGCACTTGGTGCAACTGGTGGAGATCAGTTCAACCAAATGGCATTCTCAATCGAGAAAGTCACTGTTACCGCAAAGTCAAGAGCACTCAAGGCTGAGTACTCACTAGAGCTCGCACAAGACCTCAAGGCAATCCACGGTCTGAATGCTGAAGCGGAATTAGCAAACATTCTCTCAACCGAGATTCTTGCTGAAATCAACCGCGAAGTTATCAGAACCATCTACAAGACTGCTAAGTCAGGTGCGCAGCACAACGTTGCAACTGCTGGTAAGTTTGACCTCGACGTTGACTCCAACGGTCGTTGGTCGGTTGAGAAGTTCAAAGGACTTATCTTCCAAATCGAGCGCGATGCAAACGCAATCGCAACTGAAACTCGTAGAGGAAAGGGCAACATGATCCTCTGCTCGGCTGACGTTGCTTCGGCACTCACCATGGCAGGCGTTCTTGATTACACCCCTGCACTCAACGCAAACCTTCAGGTTGATGATAGCGGCAATACTTTTGCTGGTATTCTTCAAGGTAAGTACCGCGTATACATCGACCCATATTCGGGTGGTTCTAACCCCGGAGCTGGTGGCGGTCAGTACTACGTTGTTGGTTATAAGGGTTCTTCTCCTTATGATGCAGGTCTATTCTACTGCCCATACGTTCCTCTTCAGATGGTTCGTGCGGTTGGTGAGAATAGCTTCCAGCCAAAAATCGGGTTTAAGACTCGTTATGGTTTGGTTGCAAACCCATTCGCAGAAGGCGATGCCACCAACCAGGGTCTCGGACGCCTCAAGGTTAACAGCAACCGTTACTACAGAAGAGTACAAGTTGCTAACCTTATGTGAGTTAAATTCACATATTTCACTAAGGGGTCTTCGGACCCCTTTTTTTTATCTAAATAAAAATAAAATGCCATGACTTCAGTTTTTGATAAGCAAATTCAAAATAGAAATTACTTATCACCAATAGGATTTAAATTTACCTTAGCTAAAGAACCAAAGGTAGTTTTCTTTTGTAATTCTGCTAGAATTCCAGAAATTACTTTAGGAATTGCGAATCAACCAACGTATTTGAAAGATTTGGATGTTCCTGGAGATAAGATCGTTTATGGTGATTTGACTTTAAAATTTCTTGTTGATGAGGATATGGAAAACTATGTTGCTATTCATAATTGGATTACTGGATTAGGATATCCGGAGACAACTGAACAGTATAGAAATCTTGTGGCAACACCAGACGGACAAGATCCTAAAAAAGCATTTAGTGATGGAACTCTAAGAATCTTGAATAGTAACTATCGTGATGTTGCACTAATTAAGTTTAAGGATTTGTTTCCATATGCATTGTCATCATTAGAATTTGAGGCTGGAGATACCGACTACAATTTCTTTACAGCAGAGGCAAGTTTCAAGTATACTGTCTATAATATCCTAGATAAAAACAACAATCCCCTATGAATCTTGATGAAATCCAGGAAATGTGGCAGAGAGATTCTGTTATAGATCCCGATAACTTACACGATGAATCACTAAAAATACCCCAGTTGCATTCTAAGTATTATACTCTGTACAATACCATCACTCTTCTCCGTGAAAAGGCAAGAGAAACTTACAATAGAGTGCGTTTGGAACGCTACAACTACTACACAGGAAAGGCAACAGCAGAGGTGTATGCTGAAGAACCATTTCCGTATAAGGTAAGAGAAAAGGACGCCATACAGAGGTATATGGATGCCGATGAGAGACTCTGTAAAGTAGATTTAAAGATTAGATATTATGATATTATGCTTAAGTTTCTAGAAGAAGTTCTTAAAATGATTTCTAATAGAACTTATCAAATCAAGAATAGTATCGAGTGGCATAAGTTCACGGCAGGGTATAACTAAATAAAAATAAACTGTCGGTAGAAATGAAGACTTTTGTGCAATTTGTATTAATTTGTGAAAAGTTAAATAAAACTCACGATGAAAATTCTCAAAGTAAACTTTGGAATTATTTTATTGCAAATCCAGATAATAGCAAGATAAGAGATTTAATATTAAATAACGATCTTAAAGGAGCTGAAGAAGAAATAAAAAAGCAGGTAGCGGCAGCAAAAACAAATTCAGAACATCCACTAAATTTTGCAAATGCCGGAGATGAAGAGTTTTCCAAAAAAGAAGGACGACAACCTAATGATGAACAAGACTATAATAATTTTTTAGATGATTCTGTGAGCGGTTTACTAGCACTCAGCAAACAAAAAAAACTAAGAAGTGCTATCGAAAAGGGATTTCCTTCCAGAGTTACTGGAAGTGGTGCAGCAGAATTATCTAAAAAATTTAAAGATGCAGGTGGAACTGATAAAACACCTAAGGGAGATTTGGAAATATATAATCCGGATAATCCTAAGGATAGAAGAGGAATTAGTATGAAAAAGGGTGCTGGTGCCCAGTTAGCATCAGCAGAAGGTGGTGAATTGAAAGGAATGTATAAGATTGCTACCAAAGAATTTATCAAAAAATTTCACAGTGATAAATCTAAAGAAGAAAGAAATAAAATTGAAAAAGAAATTATGAATGATGCCGAACGTCTTTCGGCAATAGGACGTTTACAAAAAACAGCAGGAGAAGCACCAGATGTTGATAAACAAAAGCAAAGTTTAAAAAACGTTTCTCAAGGAATATCAGATAGACTTCTTGACAAGTATCCACAATTTGAAAGACTATTATCTCAAGTTGCAACCTCAGGTAAAGGAAAATTTAAAAGTGATGCAGGAACAGCAGGAATTGTTCTAACAGGAAAAAATAAAGATAAAGAAGCAACTGCCAAACCATCAGAACAGCAGAAGAGTTCAAAACCAAGATTAGCATTACCTAAAGGCACATCTCGTCCAGGAAATTTAAAAATTGATTATAGACCAGAGGAACCAATTTCCAGACAATCTACATTTTCCGATTTTTCAAAGCAAGCAGCAGAAGCACAACAAGCACTTGCTGCCGCTGAAGCAGAAAAGAAATCTGCGCAAAAAGAATTAGAAACAAACTCTGATGGAACTAGAACTTACTTGCAGCATCAGGCACAAAAGAGAATTAATAATCCAAATCTAAATGCAAGATTGGCAAATGCAGATCAGGCAGTACAAACGGCAAATATGACTTTTGCTGATGTCCAGGCAAAAGCGGCACAAGCAAAAGAAAGATTATCAGCACAACCTCAACAACAAAAACCTGAGGTACAACAGCAACAAAGAACTGATCCCGTTGATACTAAACCACAGCAACCTACAACAGTACCATCACAACCTCAACAACCACAAACTCAACCAGAAACTCCAGAACAAAAAAGGAGAAAGAGGGAAAGAACTGATGCTGAAAAAGCAGATACAAGAGCAAGAATGGATGCTGCTGGTCAGGCGCAAGGTCTCCCAAATTAGACAAATAAATACTCATAACTGATACTTTATGAATGTCTCATTTGGTTATATCAAAGAAAAATGAGGTCTATCTCCATATTCAGGCAGAACCTCATGTATATTATGAACTAGCAGACCAATTTACTTTTGATGTTCCCAATGCCAAGTTTGCACCGGCATATAGGAATAAGTATTGGGACGGAAAAATTCGTCTGTTCTCTACGCAAACGGGTGAAATTTATATTGGTCTTTTAGATAGAATTATAAGATTTTGTGAGACTCATAATTATACCTATGAGTTCAAAAATAATAAATTTTATGGACTTCCTTTTGAGATAAATGAAGGGATATCAAAGGAAGGTGTAAAAGATTATATGACGGCAATCAGTAAGCACCCTCCACGCGACTATCAAATTGAGGGAGTATACGACGCTTTAAGACATAATCGTAAGTTATTGATATCTCCAACTGCTTCTGGAAAGTCATTAATGATATATTCTCTTGTGAGATACTACGTTGAGAAGCGGCAAAATATTCTCGTAGTTGTTCCGACGACTTCCCTTGTAGAACAAATGTATAAAGATTTTGCAGATTATGGATGGGATGTTGGTTCATACTGCCACAAAATCTATGCGGGAAAAGAAAGAGAAACTGATTCTCAAGTCATTATTACTACTTGGCAGTCTATCTACAAACTTCCCAAGCAGTACTTTTCCAGATTTAATGTTGTCGTAGGAGACGAGGCACACCAGTTTAAATCCAAGTCATTAATATCTATAATGACTAAACTTTGTGATGCCAAGTACCGTTTTGGATTTACCGGAACACTAGATGGATCCCAAACTCATAAGTGGGTTCTTGAGGGTTTATTTGGTCCATCATATAAGATTATCAAGACAGATGAACTAATGCAAAAGGGGCATCTTGCAAAATTAGATATTAAAGTTTTATTACTTAAGCATCCTCCAAACAGGTTCGAAACTTTTGAGGATGAAGTTCAGTATATTATTAATCATCAGAAGAGAAATAACTTTATAAAGAATCTTTCTCTTGACTTAAAAGGTAATACTCTTGTCCTTTTTGCCAGAGTAGAAGGACACGGACAACCACTTTACGATCTCATAAATAATAACAAAACTGATAATAGGCACGTATTTTTTGTTCACGGTGGAGTCGCTACCGAAGAACGCGAATTAGTTAGAGAAATTACCGAAAGAGAAAATAATGCAATCATCGTTGCTTCTTACGGCACTTTTTCTACTGGTGTCAATATCAGAAATCTTCATAATGTTATATTTGCTTCGCCTAGCAAATCAAGGATACGAAATCTCCAATCCATCGGAAGAGTCTTACGAAAAGGAGAAAATAAAGTAAAGGCAACTTTATATGATATTGCCGATGATATTAGTTACAAGTCTAGAAAAAACTATACTTTAAATCACCTTATTGAAAGAATTAAAATCTATAATGAAGAAAACTTCAATTACGATATAGTAACCATACCAATGAAAGACTGATGGGAGAAGAATTTTATTGCACTCTAAAACTAGTATCTGGAGAAGAAGTATTCTCCCTTATAAGTGTGGATGAAGGGGATGATGAACCAATAATCATCCTACAAAATCCTGTTATTATGAAGTCGGTTACTAATCAAACGGGAACATTTTTAAAGATAAAACCCTGGATAGAAACTTCTAGCGATGATATCTATATTATTAAACTTGATAAAGTAATTACTATGACAGAATCTAAAGATTCAATGATTATAGAATTATATAAAAAATATGTTTCTTCGGATGATGATACAATTGATGTCTATAAACCATCCGGACAGGTTGGAGTTTCATCCGAAATGGGATATTTAACCTCAGTTAAGAAAGCTAGGGAGATATTAGAAAATTTATTTAAAGACTCTAAAGAAAGCTAAGTCTTATCTTTAACGGGAACAAACCTATTCTACTTATGTTTTTGATACTTGTCAAGCCCCTATTTTGTGTGGTATAATAAACATAACTTATACGAACAAAAACAATGCTATGCCAAAGAAAAAGTCAGAACATTATGTTAATAACAAAGAGCTACTAGAAGCTCTTATCGTTCATAGGACGAAAGTTGCCAAGGCAAAAGAAGAAGGACTACCAAAACCACGTATTAGTAATTATCTTGGAGAATGTTTCTTAAAGATTGCTACTCACCTTTCATATAAACCCAATTTTGTCAATTATATGTTTCGTGAAGATATGATTTCTGACGGAATAGAAAATTGTGTGCAGTATATCCATAATTTTAATCCAGAGAAGTCACAAAATCCTTTTGCATACTTCACTCAAATCATTCACTATGCTTTCTTGAGAAGAATTCAGAAAGAGAAAAAGCAGTTAGATATTAAAACCAAAATTATCGAAAGAACTGGATTTGATGAAGTTATGACAGTTGATGACGGGTTGCTTTCTGGCAGTAATTCCGACTATAATACGATGAAGGACAACATCCAATATAGAAACGGAAACCGATGAAGGTAGCAATTCTTACCGACACTCACTATGGTGCCAAAAAGGGTTCAAAGCATCTGCACGATTACTTTGAACTCTTCTATAAGAATGTATTTTTTCCTGCCCTTGAAGAGCACGGGGTAGAGACAGTCATTCATATGGGAGATGCCTTTGATAGTCGTAAGTCAATTGATTATCAAAGTTTAGAGTGGGCAAAGAGAGTTGTATTTGAACCCCTCAAGCAATATGATGTTCATATGATTGTTGGTAATCACGATTGTTACTACAAAAATACCAATAATGTAAATTCTCCTGCTCTTCTTCTCAAAGATTATCCAAACATTAAAACTTATAGTTCCCCAACGAATACTAAGGTTGGTGGAATTGATATGACTTTTATTCCTTGGATTTGTAGTGAGAACTATGATGAAACTCTAAAAGTTGTTAAGAAATCCAAGGCAAAGGTTGCACTGGGACATCTTGAACTCAAGGGTTTCCGTGTCAATAAACATCTTATAATGGAGGAACATGGACTGGAAGCGAATCTTTTTTCAAACTTCACAAAGGTATTTTCTGGTCATTACCACACTCGTTCTGATAATGGAACTGTGTTCTATCTCGGTAATCCTTATGAAATGTATTGGACGGATGTAAATGATACTCGGGGATTTCATATCTTTGATACTGAAACTCTAGAACACACTCCAATCAACAATCCTTATAAATTGTTCTATAACATTTATTATGATGATACCCCACATCAATTGTTTGATGCCTCTGAGTATTCTAATAAAATTATCAAGGTGATTGTCCGTAAAAAGTCCAAACAAAAAGATTTTGAGAAGTTTATCGACAAACTCTATAAAGTTGGTATTCAGGACCTGAAGATTGTTGAAAACTTTGAGATTCAGGAAAATGAAAACTTTGCAGTTGATGAAGAGGAAAATACTATTTCAATTCTGAATCGCTACATTGATGAGGCAGAATTTGATTATGATAAAAATGTTATTAAGAGTATATTTCAAGACCTTTATAAACAAGCTTGCGAAGTAGAGTAAATGTTTCTTCTCACACTTAAGGACAGAAAAGATGACGGGGCATATGCTGTCCAAGACAGATATGGGGAAAAAGTTTTATTTTTATTTGAAGATGAAGATGATGCAACTCGTTATGCTATGATGCTTGAGGATGATGAGGACTATGAAAAAGAAATGGAAGTTGTGGAAGTTGATGATGAACTTGCCATAAAGACCTGTAAGAACTATAATTACAAATATGCCGTAATTACTCCTGACGATATTGTGATTCCTCCCAAAAATGATAGTATTTAAGACAATTAAATGGAAGAACTTTCTTTCTACCGGTAATAACTGGACTGAAGTTGATTTCCAAAAAAATCATACAAACCTAATTATTGGAACAAATGGCGCAGGTAAATCTACTGTTCTTGATGCCCTGACTTTTGTTCTCTTTAATAAACCGTTTCGTAAAATCAATAAACCGCAATTGGTCAATACGACCAACGAAAAGGATTGTCTGGTTGAGATTGAGTTTTCTGTTAATGGACGGGATTATTTGGTTCGTCGTGGAATCAAACCAAATGTTTTTGATATTGAAGTAAATGGTAAGCAACTTCATAAAGAATCTGATGACCGATTGAATCAGAAGATTCTAGAAGAAAATATTCTAAAAGTAAATTATAAGTCTTTTACTCAAATTGTGATTTTGGGTTCTAGTACCTTTGTGCCGTTTATGCAACTTACGACTGCCAACCGTCGTGAGGTGATTGAAGACTTATTGGACATTCGGATATTCTCCGCAATGAATGCTCTTATCAAGGAAAAGATTCGTGTTCAAAAGGACGAAATAAAATCTCTTGAATTGAAGAAGCAAAACCTTAAGGATAAGGTTGAAATGCAAAAGAGTTTTATTGAGGAACTTGAGAATCGTGGAAATGCCAATATTAATGCCAACCAAGAAAAGATTGCCAATTTGATGGGCGAAGTTGGCATTTACATGAACGAGAATGCCAAGACTGAGGAAGACATTTTTAAATATATTAAGGAGCAGGAAGATGTTACTGGTGCCGCTGAAAAGTTAGGGAAACTTAACAATCTTAAGGGTAAGATCTCTCAGAAAGTATCTACGATTACTAAAGAGCACAAGTTCTTTACTGAAAATACGGTATGCCCTACTTGCACTCAAACTATTGAGGAGGAGTTTCGGTTAAATAGAGTTACGGACGCTCAAAATAAAGCAAAGGAACTCCAGAAAGGTTTTCAGGAACTTGAGGAGACTATGAAGTTCGAAGAAGAACGAGAGCGTCAATTTCTAGCACTATCGAAGGAGATTACGAAACTCAACCATGAGATTTCTCAAAACAATACTCGGATTTCACTCAGTCAGAGACAAATACGAGACCTTGAATCTGAAGTTCAAACTATTACCGAACAACTTAAAAACCGAAATACTGAACATGAGAAGCTAGAAGAATTTAGAGAGAATCTCCAAAAAACATTTGACGACCTTTCAGATAAAAAAGAAGAAATCGTTCATTATGATTTTGCCTATTCCCTACTCAAGGATGATGGCGTAAAAACGAAGATTATCAAAAAGTATCTTCCTTTCATCAATCAGCAGGTGAATCGTTATTTACAGATGATGGATTTTTATATTAATTTCCATCTTGATGAAGAGTTTAATGAAAGTATCAAGTCTCCAATTCACGAGAACTTTTCTTATAGTTCTTTTAGTGAAGGTGAGAAGATGAGAGTTGATTTGTCTCTTCTCTTTACTTGGAGAGAAGTTGCAAGACTTAAGAACTCGGTGAATACCAACTTGCTGATTATGGATGAGGTATTTGATAGTTCTCTTGATGGATTTGGAACCGAAGAGTTTCTTAAGATTATTCGTTATGTCATTAAGGATGCTAATATCTTTGTGATTTCTCATAAGACCGGACTTGAGGACAGATTTGAAAGTGTCATACGCTTTGACAAGAAGGCAGGATTCTCGTATAAAGTAGAATCATAAGCAAAAGGAAAATGCAAGTACCTAACAGGCATCACCACTCCAAAAAGGAGCAGAAACGAAAACTCAAACCACAGGCACTCCGACAGGCAAAGGCACGTCGGCAGGCACTCAAGAAGCGTCTCCTTCACGGGGACGCTTCTTTTTTATAAATAATTAAAAAGTTTTGGAAAAATGAGAGAACAAGAAGTTAGAGATCTCTATGAGGCTTATCAGCAGGTTCATCAGGTTCAAGAAGAAGTAGAGCAACTTGATGAAAATATTCAAGGTGCCGTAAAAGGTGCTCTTGATAAAGGTGCTAATTTTATGAAAACGAATCCTGTTGGGAAAGCAGTTTCTAATGTTATTGCTCCTGTTGGTAGTGGAAGAGGAACTCCAACAGCGACAAGTGGTGGATATCGTAAAGAAGAGACCGACCTCTTTGACACCATCCTAGAATACCTAGTTGCCGAAGGTTTTGCCGATACAAATGAAGCGGCACTTAAGATTATGGCAAATATGAGCGAAGAGTGGAGACAGAGTATTGTTGAAGCACAAGAGGCTCGCAATAATCCTGAAGATTATGAGGAGAGACAAAGAAAAGCAAAGAGTAAAAAGCAAAAAGCAATGGAAGATCCACATACAGGAATCAATTCACCCGCTTTTGCCGCCTTTATGAAAAAGCAGGGACGTTAAGAACCACTTCCAAAACTGGCACACAAGAGGGTTTCACCACCCTCTTTTTTTGTATAATACGTTCATAAGACAAACGAACTCCGATGACCGTAAATTTTGAAGTAAAAGGTATGCTCGCCCGTCTTCTGGCAACGGAAGACCTGATTGTGGAACACAAGAAAGTTGAGACTGCCTGCTTTAACGTTCATACACGGGTCCTGACGCTTCCTATGTGGCAGAAGGCAAGCAGTGGAGTTTATGATATGTTGGTTGCTCACGAAGTCTCTCACGCCCTCTACACTCCCGATGAAGACTGGACGGAGCAGGTTCAGGTTCCTCCACAGTTTGTGAATGTGTGTGAGGATGCCCGTGTGGAGAAACTGATGAAGCGTCGTTATGCGGGTCTGGCAAAGACCTTCTATGGTGCCTATCGGGAACTTCAGGAAGATGATTTCTTTCAGGTTGGTGATGATGACCTTTCAACCTATAATCTTGCCGACCGTGTAAATCTTTACTTTAAGATTGGTAATTTCTTGACTCTTGAATTCACTAAGAGGGAACAGGAAATCGTAGATATGATTGGTAAGGCAGAGACTTTTACTGAAACTCTGGATGCTGCCAAGGTTCTTTATGAATACTGCACTCAAAAGCAGGAAGAAACCATTCAACTTCCCAGTATTGATAATCACGAACAGTCTCCTGGATCTGGTGCTGGAGATAAAACCGAAGAACAGCAAGAACTTTTTCCCGAAGAGGATGGTGAAGGTGGTGAGGATAAGCAACAAACTTCTGGGTCCGAACAACAAACTCAAGGTGAAAAGTTTGACAACCAAAATATTCAACAGACTGGTGGAGAACACGCCGATCCGGATGTGAAGACTATGAGTTCTCTTGAGGAAAGCCTGAAGGAACTGGTGAATAACAACATTCAAGAAACTAATTATCTTGAACTTCCCAAACTGAATATGGATTCCGTGATTATTTCGAATCAAATTATTCACGAAACCTGTAAGGAAACTTGGCAAAATCAAATTTATGTGCAGGACAATGCCGACATTTTCGCAAATGTCGATACTGATTATGTGAATTTCAAGCGTTCGGCACAAAAGGAAGTAAATTATCTGGTAAAAGAATTTGAATGCCGCAAGGCAGCAGATTCCTATGCCCGTGCATCTGTCTCAAAGACTGGTGTTCTGGACTGCACCAAACTTCATACCTATAAGTATCAGGAGGATTTGTTCAAGAAAGTCACCACATTTGCCAATGGTAAAAATCACGGTCTGGTTTTCGTTCTTGACTGGTCTGGTTCTATGAATAATGTTCTTATGGATACGGTCAAGCAACTTTATAATCTTATCTGGTTCTGCAATAAGGTGAATATTCCTTTTGAGGTTTATGCCTTTACGAATGATTGGAACTACAGGTCTTCCTATGATAGTGATGGTAAAGTAATCAGTACTCCCAAGGAACATACTCCTCGTAAAGAAAATGAACTGGCAATTGATTATTCTTTTGGATTGATGAATATTCTTACCAGTAAAGTGAAAAGTTCTGTTCTTGATACTCAACTCAAGAACATCTATCGGGTTGTCAAATATCACGACCGCTCTAATAATGGTGGTTACTATTGTTCCTATCAAGCTCCTCACAGGATGTCTCTTTCTGGCACTCCTTTGAATGAGGCTCTGGTTGCCTTACATCAAATCCTCCCCAAATTCCAAAGTGAGAACAAACTGCAGAAAGTTCAGTGTGTTGTTTTAACTGATGGTGAAGCTGCTCCCTTGAAGTACTATCGTGAAATCAAACGTAATTGGGATAATGGAGAGTCTTATTTGGGATGTAATTATGTGACTGATAATTCTTATTTGCGGGATCGTAAGACTGGAAATGTCTATAAGTTTTCTGAAAAGAATTGGAATAGTGTCAGCGAATTCACCGACCTTCTTCTTCGGAATCTTCGTGATAATTTCCCCAGTGTGAATTTTATTGGAATGCGTATTCTTGAATCTCGTGATGCGGGGCATTTTATTCGTAACTACACTGGATATACTGATGGCACTTACGATAAAGTGATGACCCGTTGGAAGAAAGAACGTAGTTTTGCCATCACCTCCTCTGGATATCATACTTATTTCGGTCTTTCTTCCTCTGCTCTCAATAGTGATACAGAGTTCAAGGTTGCCGAAGATGCCTCAAAGGCACAAATTAAAACCGCATTTGTCAAGTCTTTGAGTTCTAAAAAAATGAATAAGAAAATTCTTGGCGAGTTTATTCAATTAGTTGCTTGATTTATTATGAAAACTAAATTTCCATACGAACACGTTGTTGATTGTATTCAAAAAATTGTTTGGATTAATTGGAATGGGAATGGGCAAATTGGACTTTATGGCGTACCATATCTGGTAGAAAAGTATTATCCTGGTTATACTGCCAAAATTGCCAGCGATGAATATTTTGCGACCTTGAAAAACAAAATGGTTTCATAAATAACTAAAAAGTAGTTGTAAGATGAATTCAAAAGAACTTCGCAATCTCCAAGAAGCATATTTGGAAGTTGTTGAAAATCAGCAACTTGATGAGGCATATGTAGATTTTACCAAAGATAGAAAGGATTCTTTGGGTAGACCAAAGCTATCTCCAAGAGGAAAGGCGCTGACAAAAGCGGTGTCATCATTGCAACCTAATCCTGGGGTCCGCCATCGTGACGATGAAAAGAACAAAGGAAGATCTAAAAAGATAAAAACCGCTATAAATTCTTTTGATTCAAAAAAAGTACAAGCGAAATCAGCAGCAAATAAAAATAAGAAAAAAGCATTTGGAAATCGTCTAACCAGAAGTGATAGACAAGGTATTCGTGATAGTTATGAGTATGACCTTTACGACATCATCCTCTCACACCTTCTTGATGAAGGATATGCTGAAACTCCAGAAGCAGCAGAAGCAATTATGGCAAATATGGGTGAAGAGTGGAGAGAGAGTATTGTAAATGAAGGTAAATCTTCTAGACCACGTTATCCTGGTGGTAGAGGTGTTTTAGACCAGGAAACAAGAGATGAAAAAAGAGAAGCTTCTGTCGAAAATATGCGTGGACATACAGAGGGTCCTGGAACTGTAACAAAGAATCCTAAAAAACTCCGTAAGCAAGCGGCAATGGGTGAGAACGGATAAAACCACTTTCCAAACCGTCACAGGGGGCACCACTGCCCCCTTTTTTATTGCTATAATTACTTCAGTTAAACAAAACCACCTAACTAGATTATGTCTCGCAAAAATTCCGTGACAACTGACTACATCGTTACTTCCCTCAAGGCACTCTTTGGCACCGAAGTTACTTCTGCCGACATTCGTGGATGGTGTGCATCCAACGGGGCAAACTACCAAACCGTGTCTTCCAAACTTGAGGGTTACAAAGTTTCTCGTGGTCGTTGGAATCTTGAAGTGACTCCTACCGTTGTTGGTAAGATGGAGCAGGCATATCAAGCTCCTGCTGCCCTTCCTGCCGTAGAACAGAACCTTATTCCCGAAAAAGATGATACCTTCGTCAAGTTTGGTAATTTTAACGATATCAAAAAGATTATTCAGTCCCGTCTCTTTTACCCTACGTTCATTACGGGTCTTTCGGGTAACGGTAAAACGTTCAGTGTTGAGCAAGCGTGTTCGCAACTCAAGCGAGAACTGATCCGCGTCAATATTACTATTGAGACTGATGAAGATGATCTAATTGGTGGTTTCCGTCTTGTGAATGGTGAGACGGTATGGCACAACGGACCTGTGATTGAGGCACTTGAGCGTGGTGCCGTGTTGCTTCTCGATGAAGTGGATCTTGCTTCCAATAAAATCCTGTGCCTACAATCCATCCTTGAAGGTAAAGGTGTCTTCCTGAAAAAGATTGGTCGTTTCGTGAAACCTGCCTCTGGATTCAACGTGATTGCCACCGCAAACACCAAGGGTAAGGGTTCTGATGATGGTCGCTTCATCGGCACCAACGTCCTCAACGAAGCGTTCCTGGAGCGTTTCTGCGTGACTTTTGAGCAACCTTATCCTGCCGCCGCTACGGAGATTCGCATCCTTCAGGGCATCGCAGCATCGCTGGGTCTTACCGAGATTGATGATTTCTGCAAGCGACTTGCCGACTGGGGTGATGTGATTCGTAAGACCTTCTATGATGGTGGTATTGAGGAAATCATCTCCACTCGCCGCCTGGTTCATATCATCCGTGCCTACAGCATCTTCGGTGATAAGGCAAAGGCAATTCAGGTTTGCATCAACCGTTTTGATGAAGAAACCAAAACCGCATTTCTTGAACTCTATGACAAGATTGATGCTGACTTTGAGATGCCTACCGAAAACTCTGAATTGACGATTGAGGTTGACTTGAACCCCACAATCTGATATAATTGGGGGAGGTTAATTATGACTTTCCCCCTTTATGTTTGGACCTGAAGACGAACAAAACCTAGTTGAATACAAAATTACTATGAGTGAATCAAAAAATCATCTTTGGAAATACAACGAAGATAAAATCCTGAAAGATGTTGAGGATTATGTGACCACTACCTATCACGGGCATTATTGTGGTGATAGTGATGGTTATGCCGATATCCAGACCATTGACCTGATGGCAGCAAAGAAACTGGCAGCAGGTTTCTGTCAGGCAAACATCCTGAAGTACGGTTCCCGTTATGGTGATAAGGATGGGCGTAACAAGCGTGACTTGATGAAAGTCATTCACTATGCTATGCTACTGCTTCACTTTGACGGGCATTATACTCGCAAAGACAATGGACTCTCCGAATTCACCCGTTGATTATTATGAAATTGAAAGAAAACACTATGAAACTCTCTGATAATACCCTGACTCTTCTCAAGAACTTTGCTGGTATTAATCAGTCTATTCTTGTCAAGCAAGGTAATAAACTTCGCACAATCTCTATTGCCAAGAACATTCTGGCAGAAGCGGAGATTAGTGAAGAGTTCCCCCGTAATTTTGCAATTTACGACTTGAACCAGTTTCTGAATGGTCTGAGTCTGCATCAGGACCCTGATCTTGATTTTACCGAGGATTCTTATATTACTATTCGTGAAGGTAAGCGGCGGGTGAAGTATTTCTATGCCGACCCAAATGTGATTATTTCTCCTCCTGAGAAAGAAATCAAACTGCCTTCTGAAGACGTGTGTTTCCAACTTGAAACCGGTTCTCTGGAGAAACTGGTGAAAGCAGCAGCGGTCTATCAATTGCCCGATATTTCTGCAATTGGTGATGCTGGCGTGATTCGTCTGGTGGTTCGTGATAAGAAGAATGATACTTCTAATGAATACTCCATCATCGTTGGTGAAACTAATGAGCAATTCACTTTCAACTTTAAGGTTGAGAACATCAGTAAGATTGTCTCTGGTGCCTATGATGTGGTAGTTTCTTCTAAACTTCTGTCACAATTCACTAACAGCAAATTTAATCTTTGCTATTATATTGCTCTGGAACCCGATTCGACTTTTGGATGATGGAATTTCTACTCTATTTGACTCCTGCTGGTCAGGAAATTATTAGCAAAATTATGCTAAAAAATTATAATGTTAGAGAAAATGCTCCTATTTGTAGGAATAAACAATTCTTTGGTGTTCTCAAATCTCCGGATTTTGTAATTTGTCTGGATAATATTAAGAACACCATTAGTCCCGTTAAACACTATGTTAATGAAACTGTCTATCACGAGGCAGTTCACGTTGCTCAAGCGTGTAAGCGTGGTAAACTAGGTGTATCGGCTTCTTTGGATCAATACAAATTGACTGATGTTATGAATTCAGTAAAAGCAACCGGTTCTTATGCTGTTTATGAGACAGAAGCATATTATCTGGAAGATAAACCCGAAGAAGTTCTTTATCATCTTAAAAAATACTGCTTTTAATTATGAATATCTTTGTCACAAATGAATTTCCTGCAGAATCTGCGATTGTTCTTCCCGACAAACATATAGTAAAAATGCCACTTGAATGCTGTCAAATGCTTTCTATTGTTGCTTCTAAGTGGTATCATAACTATGGTACTCTTCCAAAGTCAGATGGAACTCCTTACAGTACAGAGAAAGGTGCCTTCCGTAATCATCCCTGCACTCAATGGGCGGCAAAGACCATTGATAATGCCTACTGGTTGATTAAGTGGGGTATGAATCTTTGTGATGAATATACTTTGCGATATGGTAAGACCCATTCGTGCTATAATACCCTTCTGGATGCATACTATTTGTTTCCAAAGGGAAAGATTACTAATGTGACACCATTTGCCCGTGCTATGCCTGATGAATATAAATTTGACACAAGCATTGACACTTTTACTGCTTACAAGATGTATATTGCATCCAAACCTTGGGTTAGCAATAATTATCTCCGTATGCCACAACGAAAACCTGAATGGATTTGATTGATTATGAGTGATTTTCTGTGGTGCGAAAAATATCGCCCCAAAACAATTGAAGATTGTATTCTTCCTGAACAAACTAAAAAGTCGTTTCAGGATTTTCTAAATAGTGGCGAATTGCCCAACTTGCTTCTGTGTGGTCCTGCTGGTGTAGGAAAAACCACCGTGGCAAAGGCATTGTGTAATGAATTGGGAGTAGATTGTTATGTCATCAACGGATCCGACGAGGGTAGATTCCTCGATACTGTCCGAAACAATGCGAAAAACTTCGCTTCGACCGTCTCACTTTCGTCAGATGCTAAACACAAAGTCATTATCATTGACGAGGCAGATAACACGGGGAATGACGTACAACTCCTCCTTAGGGCGTTTATTGAGGAATTTGCTGGTAATTGCCGATTCATCTTTACCTGCAACTACAAGAACAAGATTATCGAACCCCTCCACTCCCGATGTGCCGTCATCGAATTTGCCATCAAAGGGAAGGAAAAAATCCAGTTGGCGGGACTCTTCTTCAAGCGTCTACAAAACATCTTGGATGCGGAGGGCGTCCGATATGATCCGAAAGTCCTTGCAGAACTCATTAACAAGCACTTCCCAGATTTCCGAAGAGTCACCAACGAATGTCAGCGATATTCGGTTGGAGGAGAAATCGACTCTGGAATTCTTGCATCTTTCTCGGACATCTCTGTAAATGAACTGAATAAGAACCTAAAAGAAAAGAACTTTGCCGAAGTTCGTAAGTGGGTTGTTGCCAACTTGGATAATGACATTAATCTTATTTTGCGTCGCATCTATGATTCTTTGTATGAGGTTCTTGATGGTCCTTCTATTGCCGCTGCGGTCTTGATTGTGGCAAAGTATCAATACCAGTCTGCTTTTGTTGCCGACCAAGAGATTAATCTTCTTGCCTGTTTGACGGAAATTATGGTGGAGTGTGAATTCAAATGAAAGTGCCAAGTAAAGAAGAATTGATTCATTATAAGATTCAAGCAGCAATGAGAGAGAATATATTTGCAGAAGACCAGATGAAGTATCTTGGTGAACGTGCTGGACATCATTGGTATCTTATTGATGGGCAACATGAAGTATCTTCTGATCAATTTGAAGAATTTGAATTAACCGAGGACCTAGAGTGATTAATAAATTAAAAAATCCAAAAACTAAATTTTATCAAGAAATAAAGCAAATTATATTATCTGGAGATTTTACGTGGAATTATTATCCATCTACAACTCTTGGTAAAGATAATATTAGTTTTCTTGCTCACAGTTTTTTGGGAAGACCAGAAGGTACTATTACTAAATTTCCTATGGTAAACTCTAACTATACTGAGTTTGTTTGTCAGGGTTTATTGGAAATTTTAAGTTTTAATGAAATAGAAGTTAGTACATTTTTTAGGGTAAACGCTAATTCTGTCTCCCCTAAAGGAGCACCAGAATACACATTTCCACACGTAGATCATACTTATCAACATTCTAATATTTTGGTTTACTTAACTAATTCTGGAGGTAAGACAATTGTTGGTGATTCTGAGTATGATCCAAAAGAGGATGATGTTATAATGTTTGATGGAAATATAGAACATTATATGCAAACTCCATTAACTGAAAGAAGAGTAGTTATAGTTGCTACTTTTTTACAACATAACAAGTAAAATAAATTATAATGAACCCTTATAAAATCTCATACAAGGACCTAAAAGAAATTCCTATTAAAACTACTCCCGAGAATGTAAAGGAAGCAAATGAGGCATTATTTCGTGCTAAAATGACTCTTCCTGCTGCCGCAAAACATTGTGGTATGACTCATAAGGAAATGAAACTTACATTCTGGGAATATTTGAAGTACAACAAACCTGATTATGAAATCTCTTAAAACTCCCCTAAGATACCCTGGCGGCAAGTCCCGTGCTTGCACCAAGATGGACCCATATTTTCCAGACCTACGAAACTATGATGAGTTTCGGGAACCCTTTTTGGGTGGTGGTTCTGTGGCAATTCATATTACTAAAAAATATCCAAACCTCAAGATTTGGGTGAATGACCTCTATTCGCCTCTTGTAATCTTCTGGCAGCAACTCCAGATGTTTGGGACAGAACTCAAGGATCACC